AGCAAAATTACAGAATTTTAAGAATATTAATTTTTACACAAATGATATTGAAGAATCTATCGCTATGTTCTCAGTTAGACATAATGTTGTTATGGCTGCACATGGAGACAAAGATAGTCCAAGTAACGTTGTTCAGAAGTTTACTCTTCTATTCAATGTGCGTCCATCATTGATATATCTTGGTCATAGACATACAAATGGATTAACTTCTGTATATAACTGTAAAGTAATTCAGAGTGGTTGTTTATCTGGTGTAGATAATTATGCACTCGATTTACGCAAAAATGAACGTCCATCTCAAACTATTTCAGTTGTGACAAATGATGGTTTGGATTGTTTGTACGATGTGACATTTGATAAATGATTAAAAAATAAATTTTAGAAAATAAGGAGATTTTTAAATTTTATGAATAAAGTAGAATTTGCTTCTGCTATTGCGGAAAAAGTAAATATGAAGAAAAAGGATGCTGAAGAAGTTGTCGATGTAATGTTGGATGTTATTACTGAATATCTGGTTAAAGGTGAAAAAATTCAGTTTGTGAATTTTGGAACATTTGAGACTGTAGAAAGAGCTGCAAGAAATGGCACAAATCCTCAAACAGGTGAAGAAATCCATGTTCCTGCATATAGAGCACCAAAGTTTAAACCTGGTCGTGCACTTAAAGATGCAGTTAAAAATGCTTAACGGAAAGGTGTTAAAAAATGGAAAGATTAAAGTTTGTAGATGCAGAAGTTTTTGCTTGTGCAGTTGCAGATAAATATGACGAGTTAAAAAAACATGATGATTTGTCAAGTTTAAGTATTGTTGGAACATACAATGAAATAAAAGATGTTCTACGTGAACTTATTTGTATTGGATACGATATTGGAAGTTTTGATGAATTTGGTTCACCAGAAGTATTTTGGTACGAAGATGAATATATTTTATCTCTGCTAAACGATGAAATTTGGGTTGAAAAACTCAAAGGTGAGACTCGATATAAATATGTGAATGGTAATGTAGTTTATCTTTTTGATGATTGTAATTCTAAAATCATTTCAAAGATTCAAAACATTACTGCAACATATGAAGTATCTATTGATGAGAATTGTACAGATGATTATTATGAACCTTGTTGCGATTATGCTGAATGTGTATGTGAAGAATACAATGATGATCAACACGGATTTACTGCTACATTTGATGATAATGGTTTAAGAAAAACAATTTCTTTGTATTGTACGGATAAAGATGTAAATATGGAAGATATTATGCGAAATATTGTACATAAATGCATGAATATGAATGTTTAAAACACTTCTATGAAAATAACATCATTTGATTTTCTCCAATCTTATAAAGTAGGCGGTATGTATTTCATTATGAAGTATATATCGCTTATATTTTCAGGATCATTAGTCCAGTTGGTTAGAACGTCCGGCTCATAACCGGGAAGTCCTGGGTTCAAGTCCTAGATGATCCATTGATAATAGTGAAACATATTAAGTGTGTCTATCTAAAGAGAATACATAAATATAGGTCAGATGGAAAATCTGGTAAATAGTTTGTAGGACGGTTACTACTTTCCTATCTATACCTGTGTTGGTGAGAGTCATGTATAGGGTATACTCCTATCGCACCAATCACTAATACGGAGAGATTCGTCATGTCGTGAGACACTAACAGTTTCTCTCCTTTTACTAACATAAAATACTAAAGAAAAATGTAAAAGGAAAAATGCATAGATGAATGAAATTATTCTAAAAGAAGAAAACGGGAAAGTATTGGCAAGTAGCCGTGAAGTTGCAGAGAAGTTTGGGAAAAGACATTCTGACGTTATCAGATCAATTAAAAACCTTATTGAAAATGACTCAACGCAAAATTGCGTTCAGTGCTTCAGACAGTCGATCTATAAAGATGAAACCGGAAAATCTAACAAGATGTATATGATGAATCGAGATGGTTTCACTTTTCTGGTAATGGGTTTCACTGGTAAAAACGCTAATGAATGGAAATGGAAATATATAAATGCTTTCAACGAGATGGAGGAAAGGTTAAAATCCGGAACCCAGTTATCCGAAGAAGAACGATTAAAATTACAACTCTTTAGTAAAAACGCAAGTGAAGTTGCTTATGCACACAATCGTTTAGTGGAGCTTGCTACCACACCTTTAACTTTAAAAATTAAAGAACAGGAACCAAAAGTTGAATATCACGATAGAGTTCTTAATAAAGACGGGCTTATCACTACCACTGTTATCGCCAAAGATCTTGGTTTCAAAAGTGCTGCTAAATTAAATCAGATTATGAATTTGAACGGAATTATTTTCAAAAATAAATCTGGTATCTGGTGTCCATATGCTGAATATGAATGGTTGATCACTGATGGATATGCGGATTACCAAAGTTATGAATCAGAAAAGGCAAAACCATGTCTCAAGTGGACTGAAAAAGGTAGAAAATGGATTGTAGATAATTACAATAGTTGGGTTATGAAATTAGTTGGTTAATTTTAGGAGAAGTAGATTAGTTTATTACTACCCTACTTCTTTTTGTATTGGAAGGAAGTGAAAAATGGCAGAACGAAGTCCACGAATAAATATGCGTGATAATGATAAATTACAGCACATAAATCCTGATACTTTGAAATTATATCAAAAATATCAGATAGATATGTCAATTAGAGATTTATCACCAAATAGCATAAAACAATATAATTATGATTTATCACAATGGTTTATATTCATGTATGATAACCAATTCAATTTATCTGTATTAGATGCTACAGATGAAGATCTTGAGGAATATTTTTATTTTAGAAAGCAACATGGAAATAATGTTGCAAGACAACGTAGAGTAATGGCTTCTATTTCTGCGTTTTATAAATTTCTTCGTAAAAAGAAACTTATCAAAGAATCGCCTACTGAGTTTTTGGAAAGACCAAAACAGGGTATGCCAATTATAAAACAAACCTTCTTAACGGTTGATCAAGTTAATGAATTACGTCAGAAACTTGAAGAATATGGAGATATTCAGTTGCAGACATATATTATGTTTGGTTTATCTACTATGGCAAGAGTCAATGCAATGGCTCATTTACGTTGGGAACAAGTAGATCTCGATGAACGTATGTGTACGAATATATTGGAAAAGGAGCAAAAAATCGTTGATTTATATTTTTCCCAGGAAGTTGAAGGATTACTGAGAAAATTGAAACAGTACAGAGAAGAGAATAATATAAACGATTATGGTTGGGTATTTATTACTCCATATGTAACTGATGAAAAATGTATACAGAATGGTACATTAAATGATTGGTGTAAAAAGGCAGGAAAAATGATTGGTGTTCCTACTTTGCATGATCACGACTTACGTCATTCAGGTAGTAATATATTGAAGGAATTAGGTATGGAATTGCAGGATATTGCTGAATTACTCCATCATTCTAGTACTGAAACTACAGTCAAACATTATTTAAGTGTTAATAAAAAGAAAGTCAAAGAAAATAAAGACAAATTTAGTTTTTAACTCTACACCATTATAACAAGAAAGCATAGTAACGTGATATTTGAGCCGAGAGGTGGCGATAATGTAAATTATAAATTATCGAACAAAATCATTATGGATTTTACTTGAAATGGTGCTTGCACCAAGCCTTGTTTTTTGAGTTTATACCATCGTGTCTTTTTTGAGCCGCTGGTCTTATTATAATAATTGAAAAATTTATTTATTCTTTTTGTAAGAAAGATATCCTTTCAGTAAGGCTACTTTGGGAGTTTTTGGATAAATTATATGTGCGGATATGGCGAAATTGGCAGACGCACTTGACTTAAAATCAAGTGGTGTTACATCATACCGTGCCGGTTCGAGTCCGGCTATCCGTATTATAAAAAAATAACATAAAAATACGAAAAATAATTTACAATTATTTCCAAATGTGATACTGTTAAAATATCATTATTTTAGGAGGTAATCACATGGATTACAATAGTAAATCACAGTTGGTTAGTACATTTGTTAAAGCTATAAATAGAAACAAATACAATATGAATCATAAACTTCAACGTAAAGAAGACCAATGGACAAAATTACAGAAAAGCGAGTTAATAGATTCTATACTTCGCTCCTACCCTATTGATCCAATTCGTGCTGAAGAAAAAGAAGACAAAGTAAAATATGTGTTTGATGGAGTTCAGAGAAGTACAACATTAAGAGATTTTTTATCAGATAAATTTAAACTTCACGATTCTCTTCCATCAGTAATAATTGATGGTCAAGAATATGAAATTGCAGGAAAGAAATTTTCTCAATTGGATGAAGTTATAAAAGATAAAATTAACGGATTTGAAATAATTATATATGTATTTTCTGATTGTACTGATAGTGATATCAAGGAGATGTTTAGAAGACAGAATAACGGAAAACCGTTATCAAACACTCAAAAAAGAACTGCTATTGAATCTGACGAAGTAAGTAATATTATTTGTACACTTGCTGAACATGAATTATTCTCCAAAATTCTCACACCTGCCCAGTGCAAAAAAGACGTAGCAAAAGATCTTATACGTGAAACACTCATGTTAATTTGCACAAATGATGAACATGATTTTACATCATTTAAGGCAAAAGACATTGATAATTTCTCTATATGGTATGGGGATAACATTGATACTTCTGTAACAGGAATTTTAATGAATATATTAAATATGTTAGATAGAAGAATTGATGATAAAATTAAAATCAAGACAACTTCTATTCCAATGATTTTATATGCAGCATATCAGATTGATCAAGAAGGAAAGGATTTTGATGAATTTTATAAAGTTGTTCAGAATTTTGTAAACACATATGATGACAACGAAGATTATAAACAGTATTCTTCTGGTGGCACTACTTCTCCAAATTCAGTAAATGGAAGATTTAATTATTGGAAGAATATTATAACATCTATTAAAGAATTAGAAGCTTAATAAATAAACAAATTGAATATATAAATTTTATAATTGAGACTGAGTGTTATATAAATGCTCAGTCTCTTTTTGTTATAAAAACAAGAATGGAGGTGGCTAAATGCCAAGACCAAAATCAACCGGCAATAAGCCATTGCCAGCAAATCAACAAAAAGGTAAAAAGGTATGCACATGTTGTCATGAAGAAAAAAAAGTAATAGATTTTTATTTATCGTATTCTCCTCTATATTCTTTAGACCAAAGAGTTCCGGTTTGTAAAAATTGTTGTAAAACTTCTTCGTTGAATGACGATGGAACTATCAATTATCACAAATTCAAAAATTTGTTAATGCAGATAGATAAACCTCTTTATTATGATTTATTAGAGAGCAGTGAAGAATCTATATTTAATGAAGATGGTTATTTAGATAAGGACGCATTGAAATATCGTGGAAAAGAAATTCTTCAAAAGTATTTTACATTGGTAGTAATGCGTCAGGATAAGAAAAAAAGTTGGGTTGATGCCGAAAAAGAAGGTCATGTTCATCAAAAGAGTACCAAAAATTTAACTGAGCAAAAAAGAATATTGCGAAAATATCAACCACTTTTTGAAGATAATTATGTCAGAAAAAACGAATCAATTATTCAAACGGCACCAATTAATGAAACAACTATTTTGCTTAAAGATTATGAAGATTTTGAAGTAACTCCAGAGATTATTTCTTTGTTTGGTGAAGGATATACAAAATCAGATTATAAAAAAATGTATAAAAAGTATGAAAAACTTAAACTTAACTATACATTGCAAACCAATTTGCACCAGGAAGCTTTAGCTACATACGTAAGATTTAAAGTAAAAGAAGAAGATGCTACAGCAAAAGGATGCGTAGACGAGGCAAAAAAATGGTATGATGCAGCTCAAAATGCAGCAGCAAATGGCAAATTAACACCAAAACAATTATCTGCAGCTGATTTACAAAAAGGAATGAATAGTGTTTGTGAATTAGTAAAAGCTGTTGAGCAAGCAACCGACATTATAAAAATTATGCCACAATTCAAATATAGACCTATTGACGCAGTTGATTTTACGATAATGTGCTATGTAAATTACGAAAGAAAATTAAATGGACAACCATGCGTAGAATATGAAGATATATATTCATTTTATGATAAAAAGAAAGAAGAATATATTAAACAAAACGGAGATCCATATGGAATTTTTAAAAATGATCCCACTATAAAAAACAGAGAAAATGTGAAAACATTTTTGAAAATGCCAGATGACTACGATGAATTGGTTGGTGATTCTAATGAAAATAACTGATAAAGAAATCCAATCAATTTATTTACAAGAAAAAGAGAGAATTTTAAAAATTGCAGATGATACAGTTTTCGGTAAAAATTTATGGAATTATTATCAATTTGTAAGTTGGGCTAGATTTTATCCAGATTTATATGTTGAATTGTTTAGAAGTAAAGATAGTAATATGCAATTACATTTTGATCAACGTGTATTTATGAGATGTGATGTGCGTTTTCAAAGTATGTATGGTACTTTTAGTAGAGGTTATGCAAAAACATATACAGAAGTATTAGATGATTTTATTGTTGCCACCTTAGAACCAGGAATTACTTTATCAGTTACAGCTCAAACTCGTGAAAATGCAGCAGCTCTATTACAAGATAAAACTAATGAAATATTACAACATTTTCCATTATTTGAAAATGAAATCGAAATTAAGAGGTTTTCTAAAAATGATGCTTTGATAAAATTCAAAAATGGGGCAATGATTACTAATCTTGCGAATGCACAAACAAGTAAAGGTCGTAGAAGACATAGAATTAAAATAGAAGAATCTGCTTTATTGAATAATGCTTTATATGAAGATGCTTTAGCTCCAATTGTAGAGGTTCCAAGAACTACAGTTGGTAGTTTAGCTTTGGTAGATCCAGAAGAAATGAATTTTCAAATACATTTCTTCACAACAAGTGGTTATCGTGGTACAGATGAATTTGCTAGAAGTGTTCGTATGATAAATGGTATGAGAGATTTAACCGGGGATATAGTTCTTGGTTCATCTTGGAGATTACCGTGTTATTATGGTCGTGGAAGTAACAAAACACAAATTTTAAGAAAGAAAAAGACATCAAATCCAATATTCTTTGCACAAAACTATGAGCAAGAATGGGTCGGCTGTGCAGATAATGCATTAGTAGATGTCAATAAATTAATGGCATCTCGCATATTAGAAGAACCTATATTAGAAGCACAAAGAGAAACAGATGAATTTTATATTGGTGTAGACGTTGCACGTAGTGAGAACACAAACAATAATCAGTCTGCTATCGCAGTTATTAAAGTTTTGAGAAATCCAACAAACAAACGAATATCTACTATGCAGATTGTAAATGTTTTAGGTGTTACAAATAAAATGAATTTTAAGAATCAAGCATGTCTTATTAAAAAATTAAAGAAAAATTATAGAGCTAAAATGGTTATTGTAGATGGTAATGGTATTGGTAGTGGATTAGTTGATCAATTATTGTTAGATTCGTATGATTCTGTAACCGGAGAATACCTAGGATGCTTTGATACTATTAACACTGATAATAAACCAGAAAATGAAAATGCCGAGAAATGTTTATTTGATATGAAAGCACAAGGATATCAAACAAAAGTTGTATCTTATTTTATAAATGCTGTAGATAGTGGGATGCTACAGATGTTAATAAGAAAACAAGAACAAGATTTTACAGATAGAGAAAGAGAATTCTTTGATAGGAATGTCGCACCGTTTTTAAATACAGAATTATTGTTTATGGAAATTGCAAATTTAAAATTAAAAGTAATGACTGGAAATAATTTAACTGTTGAAAAAGTTGTAAGAAAAATAGACAAAGATAAATTCTCGGCGTTATCATATGCGATATTTTATATTATGGAATTTTGCAACAGAAAACAAGAAATTGAACCTGATTTCTCTTCTGCTCCAATTTGTGCTTCTTATGTATCATTTTAGAAAGTAGGTGAGAAATAGACGATTTGAATAATAAAAGATACAAAAAAAATAACCAAAAGGATTATAAAGTTATTATATCTTCTGAAAAAGAAGAAAAAGAAAACAATGATAATATTATCATTACTGCTGAAAAAATACAAAAACAATCCGAATCGTGGATGTATGATGCTATGCAACATTTTGATAAAGGCGGTCAACAATATTCTGTTAGGTTCAATGAAGATTCATCTTCTACTTCTTCCGATATTTCTATAGATGATATTAAAAATCTAGCTCAAAATGCTCAGAGTGATATTTCCAAAATAAGAAAAATAAATATATTAGTACGTCAAGCAGAAAACGAAGACGATATTATTGGTAAGGTACATGAAAGTATTGAGGCAAATTTAAATGCAAATGTAACCTTTTCATTTGATAATCTCCCACTTGATTATGATGAAGATACAAAAAAACAAGCAGAAGGTATTATAAAGAGATTTCATAAAGAAGTAAATATCAATGAAGTTATGACTACTTCAATTACTTCAACTTACGATGAAGGAAATTGTATTCAATATCTTAGATCAAAAAAATCAAAAGGTAAATATCATCATGTTATAGATAAATATCCATTAGGTGTAGCTCTCATCTCTGACTATTCTTTAAATACAATTCCATATGTGCTAATTGATGTAAATGAATTGACAAGTAGATTGCAAAAATCTCCAATTAAGAGCAAAAAAAATAAACCACTATTTTTTGCAAATACAGCTGATGAAGTGAAAAATAACTATCCAGAAGAGGTCATGTCTGCATATACTTCAAAAGAAAGATATGCAAAATTAGACATTCAGAGAACTGGAGTAAATAGATTCGGAAATCTCGGAAGGGCTTATGGTTTATCTCCAGTTTTTAAAGCATTGAAACCTAAAATTATGCTGGATACATTCGACAAAGCAGATACAACAAATACAAAAGCAAAATCAAAAAAGATCATTGTACAGACACTTAGAAAAGAAACTATGGGAAGTTCCTATGATAAAAAAGGTCTGGAAGATATGGCTTATGCTCATACTTGCTTGATGGCAGCATGGAGAAACCCAACTGTAGTATATACGCCACCACCATGTGTAGAATCTGTTAAATATGTAGAACCATCGGTTGAATTAACAAATGAAAGTACAATTAAACAGTATCGTTCAAGAGTTACATCAGCTTTAGGTATCTCTTTTTTAAATACTGATGGTCAACAAACTGTCAGTACTGCAAATGTATCCATTAAACAGTTAATGAAAACAATCAATAAAATTGCAGAAAGACAAGAAATTATTTTGCAACGTTGGTATGAAATTGTTTTAACAGAAGAAGGAATACCTATCGAGTACTGCCCTACTCCACATATTTTAGATGCTGAATTAATGGAGTTTGAAATGAAAAAGGATCTTGCTGAATTTTTATACTCGAAGTTGAATTGTTCATACCAGACAGCATATGAAGTTTTGGATAGGAATTTTGAAGATGAAAGAATTAGACGAATTGAGGAAGATAAAAATGGCATAAATGAAATATTTATACCTCATCCGACTTCATATAATTCATCAGGTAATCAAGATGTCCAAGAAGATAAAACAGAGGAAGAAAATCTAGGTGGTAGACCAAAAGGAAGTAACAATGATACTAAACAAGCATACGATAAAAATTATCAACAATCAAAAGTAAGTTAAGGCTATGAGTGAATTACTTATAGTCTTTTTTATTATGTCTATTTTGAGGTGACAACATGGATAATGAAAACATTGTCTTAGAAAGTCGTCCTATATCAATCGCTTCTTATACCAATTATAAAGAAGCTGTCTTTTTAATAAGTGTGTTAGATGAACCTGATGGATATGGAAGAATTATTCCATCAGATGCAGGTAAAAAGTATTATGACACAATTATTGGTTATCCAATTGTAGCAAAACTCAAAAAAAATATTTTTGGTAAAGCGGTGGATTTCGGTGGTCATGAACTAACTATTGAAAAAGATAAAAATGGAAAAAAGACTAACCGTTTTAACACTATTGCAATCGGTAGCGTAACCGATGCATGGGTTGAAGAAATGGAAGTTGATGGATACGAAGGAACTCCAGAATGTATTTTAATTAAAACAAAATTATGGACATCTCGTTTTCCAGAGTATTTCAAAGTATTCGATGAACTATGGGAAGAAGGAAAAATTAGCAGTTCATGGGAATTAACTGCTTCACAAATAGAAAAAAAGGGCGACAACAAAATTTATAAAGTATTTGAATTTATTGGCAATTGCATTTTAGGAAGATCAAAAATACCTGCCGTTTTGGGTGCAGGGGCAATTAGTTATGCAGAATTTGATGATTCAGACGATAAACTATCTTCTGCTTTACAAGCTGATATTTCAGATATAGATATTTCAGATTTACAAAATTCACAAAATGATAATGAAAAGGAGGATTCTGATTTGAATAAGGAAAATAAAAATGTTTCATCTTCTGAAGAAGAAACTTCTACTGCTTCTCAGGAGGGAACTATTGTAGAACCAAAGGTTTCTGAAAAATCTAAACCAGAAGAAAAACCAGAAACAGCATCTTTAACAGATAGGGATTTGTATAGAAAAATTGCAAAAGCTTGTGAAAAAGCTCTTGGTGATTGGGGATACATATCTTACTGGTTTCCAGAAGAACATACAGTTTGGTATAAACCTAGTGATGCAGAAAGTCAATTAGATTTCAAATTATTTACATATTCTGTCGAAGATGACGAAGTTACAGTTTCTGATCCAACAGATGTGAAACTAACCGTGTCCATTACAGAAGTGAACACCGTTCTTGCAGAAAAAGACGAAAAAATTGGTGCTCTCACTGCAGAACTTGAATTAAAAGATCAATCTATTATTTCTGCCGGAGAGAAAATCAACAAGCTAAATGTACAGATTTCTGAACTTGAACCTTATAAAGCAAAAGTGGAAAAAGCTGAACAAGAACGTGTAGAGGCAGAAATTGCAGAAGAAAAAGAATCTTTAAAAAAGAACTTATTAAAAGGCGGACTTTTTACAGATGAAGAAATTTCGAAATCAGAAATTGCAGAACTTATCGAAGCAAGAAATAAATCCGCAATCAATAGTTTAATTGCTGAAAAATATATTGCTTCCTTTGATAAAGATGAAACAACAAATATAACAGAACCAGATTCTACTACTGCTACTGCAAGTCTCGAAAATGATGAAGTAGAAGAAGATGCAGTTACATTTATGACAAACTTTTTAGTTAGACGATAACAGGAGGGAAAATAATGCTTAGAGATATGACAAGAAATGGTGCACAGCCAAAAAACACAATGCATAAAGCAGAAGTCGCTATGACAACTGGTATGGGAGTTGTAATTAAAGACGCAACGACTGTAAAACTACCAGCTGCTGAAACTGCAACTAATATTTATGTTGCTACAAAAGAAAGAATTCCAACTGGAATTAATGCTGCAAGAACAGATATGTCTGATTACGATGAAGATTATGTAAAAATTGCAAAAGGTGAATTTTTAGGTCTTGAAAAATATACAGATGGAGAAAAATTTGCGACTGACCAGTATAAAGCTGGAGATTTTGATTCCGCTACTGATGGTACAGCAGTATCTGTAAAAGATGGAATTTGGCAGAAAGCTACTACAACTGTTGCATCAAGATATGTTTTTGAAAAATTCTTTGAGGATAATGGTCATAAACTAATTGTTATCCGTGTTGAAGCAGATGCAGTGAAAAATTCTTAATAAGGAGGATATTATATAATGGCTATTACTACAGAAATTAAAGAGCTAATGAATAAAGAAGGTGTACTGTTTGAAGTTGCTGAAAAAGTAAATTATAATCGTACGCTTAATGCTGAGGAAAAAGAAATTGCAGAAATTCAGGATGCATGGGCGAGGGAGATCGGAAAATTTGGAAAAGATCCAGAATGTACAATTGCAGAATTTATCAATAGAACAGTAACTGAGGAAGTATATAATGCACCTGATGAACTGCTAGATAAGATTTTTGAAAGAGGTTCTGTTGGTGAATTCGATGACACGGAAGGTCACAAAGATCCAAAGAATACACTTGTTGCTCATGAGGCAGCTAAGGGTGGTACAGTTGACCGTTCTTACATTGATATCTCTGTATTAAAACCTACATGGAAAAATCGTCAGGTTGAAACAGATCTTTCATATGCTGATCTTCGCAGAAATGGATTTAAATCTATTGCTACATTGACAACATTTATGAAAGAAGCTTGTCAGAACGCTCTATTCTTTGATGCGTTTACTATGGCAGATGAAGCTGTTACAGGTGGTGAACAGGTAATCACTGTAGCTGGAACGACACCAACACTTGAAGCAATGGACGCTTTATCTCTATATCTAAATGATCTAAATGATAGAGCTGACAATAATGTTATTGTAACACTAAGCAAATATGCACAAGCAATTAGACGTATGCCTAACTTCGCACAGTATCTTAGCGATAGTCAAAAAGATGATTTCAATAGATATGGTCTAGTTAAAACATATGATGGTATTGGTATTGCAAGTATTTCAGGTGCAAAGAAAACTGGCACTGGTTCTCTTCTACTTCCGGATAAACGTATTTATGGTGTAGCAGGAAAAATGGGGACACTAGATATGAAAGGCGAAACTCATACATATCAGGATATGAATAACCAGAGCGAAAAAGTTCATATCATGCTAAAAGATTTCACCTACGGCTTCATGCTAACAAATATTGAAAACTTCGCAAAGGTTACTCTTCAGTAGTCTTTTTTTATTGCAAAAATTTAAGGAGGGTGCATAGGCATCCTCCTAATATTAGGAGGAAATTAGTTTGAAATTAGCGGAACAGAAACATATTTCTGTATTGAACTATAATGACAACTATGTATGTGCTTATGTAGCTCCAAACAGAAGTATTAGATTTGAACCTTCTGTTGATGGTCGTCCAAGTTTGACACCATTAACATTAGAAGAAATTAAATATATCAATAATAGTAATGCATTTAGAAATGGTATTCTTGAGTTTTCCGAGGAAATCGAGGATGAAGTATATGAAGAACTGAGAATTGATAAAGAGAATGTTATGAAAAACTCTGAAATTAGAGAAATTCTTCTAAATCCTACAAAAATTGGATTACAGAAAATTGTATCTCTTACATCTCTTTCTGATTTTGATCGCATTCGTTGTCAATTTCAAAAATTAAAATCTGAAGGGTATCGTTTAACATTAGATATCGCAAATATTGTCACAACTCGTACAAAAGAATTATTGAATGGAAAAGTCAAAACAAATATTATCATTGATGATGCTGATTTACCACAAAATAACAAAAAAGTTGCAGAGCTTGAACAACAGTTAAAAGAACAAGGTGAACTACTCAAGAAATTAACAGAGCAGTTGGCACTGTCGAATAAAACTACTACTGAAACTTCCGTAGAATCAAAATCTGTAGCAAAAGAATCTGAACCTACGGAAACAGAACAAAAAACTGTTAAAAAGTCACCGGGACGACCACGAAAATAAAGGCGGTGATTTTTAATGCTTCGTTATGAAGATAATACGACATTTGAAGATATTTACAATAAATTCTATGACAGAATAGAAAAAGATAAAAACTTCTTTAATTATTACAATGTTGATATTAAAAAAGCAAAAGAGATTGCTGAAAATCGTGCAAGAAATTATCTTTGTGATGCATTGGATTATTTGTCTTGTATTCCAAATATGGATGTTGATTTTTCTGATTATGATGACACATACGAAGAAATGAATTTTCATTTATATCAAAAAGAAATTCGTATGATTGTTGAAATTATGTTCCTTATTTACATGAAACGTGATGAAACTTTGCTTCATGCAATGGAAATTGACTTTACTCCATCTGATCTTAGCGTATTCTCTCCTGCTAATGAGCGTACAAGTTATCGCAATTTTATATCTCAATTAACTCATGAAGTTGAAATCATGGTGGATAATTATAAAAATCGTGATAGGAAAACAAATGAGTTAAAATATACCATTGATTATACTCAGTATAGTGAGGATTGATTTATGGATATTGAATATTATATGAAATTACAAAATGCTTATGGGACAAAAAATAAGCGTGAACGAGAATTAGCTAAGGTAAATAGAAATGCAGATATACATTTCGATGATACATTTGATACAGCAGATGTAATTGTAAATGATACACCAATGCAAATGATGATAATAAAAGATACAGATGGAAATGTTCATAAAAAGAAAATAAAAACAAGACATTCGGATATTATCAGATTAGGTGATTATGTAAAATGGAATAATCAAGTTTGGTTGATTACATTGCTAGATCCAGACGATAAAGCATGGAATCGAGGATATATGTATTTATGTACTATCCTTTTACGTTGGCAGGATGATAATGGAAATATCATAGAACGTTTGGGATATTCTGAGGATTATACAAAATATAGTCAAGGTGAAACAGGAAATACAACAATTAAAATTGGTGATTATCAATATGGTATTACTCTTCCAGTTGATGATGCAACAAAGAAATTAACTAGAGGAAAACGTTTTGTTATAGATTTTGAAGGAAATTATCCTCCAGATACATATCGTTTAGCTGGTAAAAAAGCTTTCTTGACAGATGATAGATATTTCGGAAAAGGTGGAATTGTAACGTATACATTATCTTATAATTTTTTTAATGAAAAAGTTGATAAATTAGTAGATTACAATGAAACACAAGTATGGATTTGTGACTATCATTCTTTAAGTCCTATTATTGAAGATAAAGAGGATGTAGTCTTACAAATTGATTATCCTAAAAATTGCATTAGAGCAACTGGTAAAGAAGAAATATTATCAGCAAGTTTATATAGTAAAAGTAAAGATACTACAACAATTTGTACAGATTGTGTTTGGACAGTTGATTCAAACATTAGTCAATATTTAACTTATAAACAAGATGCTGGAAAATTATCTATATCATTATCTAAAGAATATGATGATATTGGAGAAATGGTTAAAATATCATGTTTTGATAAACAAACCGAAAAAAACACAAGTATAATTTTAGAAGCCAAGGGGGTGTATTAATTGGCTAATAATTTTGAATATCACGCATTAGGAACATATAAAAATGAAATATGTAAACTGTTATTGCAGCATGAATTATCAGAACTGTTAATAGATATTCTTATGCCAACATTACACGATGAAAGATTTGATAAATCAGATAACTTTCGTGGCGGGGATTATACATATAAAATTAACAATCAAGAAGAAAAGGTAAAACTTATACCGCACATATATGATGTTCCATTTATTTATACTACTATAACAGATACACGAAATGTAATTTGTGTAGATACGAATATTTCAAAAAATTCACAATCTACTAAAGAAATGTTCATTGCTATATATGTCATGTGCCATAAAGATTTACTTCAAATAGATTCAGAGACTGAAAAAAAATATAGAAATATTGGATATATTGGGAAAAATCGTATGGATATTGCAGTTGCGATTATTGGTGATATTTTAAATGGTAGTAATAAATTTGGAATAGGACAGCTCTCTCCTACCCTATCCAACCCAACACAATCTTATTTTCCAAATAGTACGTTTTGGGGAAAAATTCTTCAATATACTTGTAGCGATTTTATGCGAGACTATAAGAAATGAATAAAGATTATTATTTAGAGTTGGTTGGAATGGATATTATTCATTATGAATCATTGAATATATATCCTGTTACTTATGGAGAAATTAAAAATAGCATTGGTTATCAAAAACTAATGAGATGTTTCATTCCATTTCAATTATCGAAAGATTTTATAGAAATAACGGAAAAATGTACATTGGAAGATAATTTTAATTTATTCTCAGATTTAATAATGAAAGATGAAAATTTTTTAAGTAATGTAGCTATTATCTTAAAAATATTTTGTAAGCCAGAAAAAATATATGCAAAAAATAATCAGTTGGATTTATATGATGTTGATGACAATATATTTTTTTCATTGACAAAAGATAATTTTGAAATAGTTGCAGATATTCTTTTACGTTTAAATGGAATAAGAAAACTTAAAGCAGAACGACCACCAACAAATATGTCCGAAAGACAAAGAGATATTTGGGAAAAACTTCAAGCCGGTAGAGCACGTGAAGCAAAAAAGAATGAAGTTACATTTTATGATGTACTCAATATATGTGAATTTGCTCAATATTATATTTCTATAAATGAAATAAAAAATTGGACAATATGGAAAATTCTAAATTGTTATCATGCAAAAGTAGGTCAAAAGACTTATGATGATAATTTAAAGATTGGAATAGCTTCTTATGATCTGAAGTCTATTTCAGGTAAAAATCATTGGTTTAAGCAACTCATGATCCAGGATGATTCAGAATAATCTGATTATCTTGGATTTTTTGTTTTAATTTAAATTTATTTTAGAAAGGAAAAGGTACAACGCATGTTATACGGATTAAAAGACTGTGCGAATATGACAGTAAAAAGCAAAAAAGACGGTAAAATTAAATTATATGTAGATTATGCAAAAACATCTACAATCGAATTTACTAGTGATTCTGTATATGCAAATCGTAAGAATGTTAAGGCTGTAAGATGGGATAACAACCGAGAAGGTACATATACTACAACAATGGAAATTTTCAATATGGATGTTATTGCAATGCTGTTTGGTGCAGATATTATTGCTGGTAAAGTACCATTTATGAAAAGAGAAGTTTGTCAAGTAAAAGGTGGAAAGGCAACACTAACAACAACCGATACTATTAAAACAGGTACGCTTGCAGTATATAAACTTGATACCTCTGATATGAAATCTAATCTTGAGGAACAGAAAGTTGGTACACCTGCAACATCTGAAAATACATATAGTATTGAAGGAAAAACAATTACTCTAAACACGACAACTTTTGCAAACAACGATGGATATGTTGCTTGTTACTACATGGTAGAAACAGATGCAAAATCATTTACTGTAGATGATGTATCTTTCCCAGGTGGTTACGAAATTTACGGTGATACATATTTACGTAATACAGAACAGAATGATGAATTCGTTCAGTTCCATCTAACAAATGTAAAACCACAGTCTAATGTTACACTTACTATGGATGTTGATAATATATGTTCTCTTGAAATTACATGGGATATTCTAAGTGATAAGAATGGTGACATGATGACTTGGAGTAAAGTTGCCTAGTATAATTAGATAGGTGATAAAAATGAAAGAATTTAAAATTAAATATTCTAGTATTGCTATTCCACCAGAAAATATTTCTGCTACTACTGTTTATGTTTTAGAGAAAGATTCTGATGGATATTTTATTGTTTCAAATAGAGAAAAAGTATATATGACATTAGGAATGTTTAAAATGCTATTTACTCCAATTGACGATAATAAATGGACTGATCTTGAAGCTGAAAAGGTTATAAAACAGTCAACTAAAGCAATTCAGAAATCAAAATGATTAAATATTAAGTGAATTGTAAAATACCATAGGGATATATAATTCACGACGTTTTATATATCCCTATTTTTTACATTTTAATATGAAAGGAAGATTTTTATTAATAGTATTTTAGGATTCGACCATCAAAGTTTCTTAAGGGATAAATATAGAAATCAAGATTTGGTTAGAATTGTAAATCCAAAGCAGACATATTTTTATATGCGGCAAGGTATTTTTCCACTTTGGAATGAACCTGGTTATAATGAAAAAATCGTTTATGTGTTTCTAAAAGAGCCTACTTTAAGACTGTTCAAGCAATGGAGAGAACACGATGCATATAATCAAAATAAGAAAGCGAATAAAACATGAATACAATTTCATATTTGAAAGAGATAAATCCATTTAGTTTTCTTGTTTCTGTGATTGCTGTTTTATTATTTGCTCAATTCATAATAAAATTATTTCAATGGTTTGTGACAGATTGGCTTGGATTACAAACAAAATCTATGAGAGAAAGAGAAAAAGAACATGAGCTTGTTATTTCTACAGCTAATGAATTAAAAAATATCGTTAAAAAACGGGAACAAGATTATCAGGAATTTAACAAACTGATAGATGAAAAGTTGATTTCATTCTACTCTCCTTACCGTAAGCAATCCATTGATATTCAACATGAACTAAAGAATACAATCACAATACTGACAGAAACAAGCAAAAATCAGAATAAACAAATAGAAGCTCTCATGCGTGGCACGAAAGAGTTATTGGGAGATAAAATAGATCAACGTTATGAGAAATATGTGAAACAGTTGCACGGCATTCCTGAGAATGAAGTTGATGAGTTCCGGGCGATCTATGATGCATATGCAGGATTAAACGGAAATCACGGCAGAGAGCGAAAATACAATTATGTAATGACTTCTCTCCCGGTTATACAAGTTGAAACAAAAATAATGGACAATGAAGAGAATAAGTAGAAAGAATCAAGTATCAATCAATAAAGAAAAAATAATTTCTAATTCCCCTTATAGTGACTTATACTCATATTCTAAGGGATATGTACTAAAGAATAGAGAAAGACGTACTAAAGGTTACGCTCATGATTTTTCTAATATACATGGTTGGAATTAGATTATTTATACAATTCATATTTTTCAAATTAAGTATTGACAAATATTTATATTATATACTATGATTTGAATAAGGGAAGTAATGACCTTGGTGAGCAAGCACTTAAAGTTCTGAACAAATGGAAGTTGTTAAAATATCCATATCGAAACATTAGCATGTCTATATGATATGTGTGGCTCGTAGTGGCAGAAAGCTACCGACAGATGGAAGTCGTAAAAATATCTGTCTCGATTTATAGTATGCCTATATGGTATGCGTGGCTGAGAACCAGCAGAAAACCTGCAATATGAATTTGTATGTGGTTATGAATCCATTAAAATCATTTTATGTAGAGGTTATAGATCCTATCAAAACTATTGTTCATAGAGGTTACGAATCCTACCAAAATCGTTTTAATTTCATATCATTTCTAAAATTTCAAAATTGACTTCTTGGGAGATTTAATATTATTGAGCCAAATGTAATGTTATTTGGCATCGGGCATCCATATTTGGGTGCCTTTTCTGTTTTTCATGTTTGTTACTACTCTTCTATTTTTAATAAAAGTTCTTGACTTTTTGCCTATCATAAAGTATTATTATCTTGTAATTATTGATAGACAGAAAGTAGGTGTTATATGTCTGCAAAAATGGGACGACCTCTTTCAGATAATCCAAGAAATCATAAATTGTTTGTTAGACTTACAGATGAAGAAAATGATGATTTGGAAAAATGTTGTGATATTACAGATAAATCGAAAGCGGAATTAGTTCGTAATGGTTTAAAACTCATAACAGATAAAATATTAGAAAGAGAATAAAAATTGAGAATCACTCTCCGAACCTGGCAGTAAGGTAAAGTGATTCTCGTACATAGTCTGTTGCCAGACATATTTCATTCTACTTCATATCAAAAGAAAAATCAAGATACAAAAATACTATATTTATGTATTGACAGCTATGTAGCAATGTAGTAATATACTCTTAGGAGGTGAATTTCATGGCTAATAAGGGAATCAATATTAAGGTTGAAGAAGAATTATATAAAAAAATTAAGTTTCGTGCTTTGGAACTTGATAAAACATTGAAAGATTATATTCTTGACTTAATAAAGAAAGACCTTAACAAAAAATAGGAATTACCGCCCTCTTCCAAAGTTTGATAATTCCTATTATATGTCACTACTATTTCTAGCAGGATAAATCTATTATATCCTAACTAGAATGGTTAATCAAGTATTTTTTTAGAAAGGGTATAACACATGAATGGACTAAGTTTTATTAAAAGATTTGAAACTGTAGATGTTGAATGTTTTAATTTCCAAGGAAAAGCATTATTTAATCCTTATAATGTAGGTAGATGTCTTGAAATTAGCGATAGTAATGTAAGAAATTATCTTGCAAAGATGAATGAAAACCAAGCAGTTATATTAAGAAATTCAGATGTCCGAGATATGGACTTCCGAAAACTTAATAATCGTGGCGAGAAATTCATTACTAAAAGTGGTGTATATAAATTGATATTTAAATCACAAACAAGTAACGCAGAAAAATTTCAAGATTGGATTACAGATGAGGTATTACCGTCTATTGAAATGACAGGTGGTTACATCCCAATTCAGGAAGATGAACCAAATGAACTAATTCTTGCACATGCAGTTAAGATTGCCGATGCGACAATCAAACATAAAGATGAAATTATTGCAAATCAAAAGAAACGTATTGCTGCATTAGAGGTTACAGAAAAAGACTGGAAATTGTTAATGGATACTAAAGGAACATTTTGTGTAAATGACATTGCTCATCTTGTTGGAATTGGTGAATATAAGCTGTTCGATTATATGCGTAAAATTGGATTGCTGTTTAAGAATCAAAATGGTGATAATATTCCATATGAAAATCCAACAAATAAAAATAAATTTATGACTGTTCCTGCTATCGCACCGGACGGATCAGCTCATTTACAAACAAGGGTATATCCTGAAGGTATTCCATACATAACGAAGCTGCTTCGAAAATACGGATATCTGGAGGTGGCGTAACGATGAATGTGAATATGAAGGAAAATTTAGTACATATTGTAATATTGAATGTGTCTGGTATATATGCACAAATACATAATCAAGGGTATTTCGATAAAGTAAGTGTGCCGGACATCAAAGAGCAATACAAGGACTCTAAATGGAAAATTATCATTTTATAAGAAATAATTAAATATAATGCAAAAGGACATCTTGGTAATTTCAAGGTGTCTTTTTGTATTATATAGATAATATATAGAAAGAAGTGAATGTTATAGCAAAAAATGTAGGAAAGATTTTTGAGGAAAACTTCAAAAAATCTATACCAGAATATGTTTTAGTATATAGACCTCCGGATCAATCACAATCGTTTGATATGAAATCAAATTCTAATCTTCGATTTAGTAGACATAGCCCATGTGATTTTATGTTATTTGACGACAAGAGGAGAACATTTTGGACATTGGAGTTAAAGTCGTTCAATGGATCGTGTTCTTTTGAACGTACTAAAACTGAAAAAGGAATTATACACTTCCATCAAATTGAATCTTTAAAAAATTTTTCTCAATATAAAAATGTCTATAGTGGTTTTATTTTAGACTTTAGAAAAACTGATAATACATATTTTTTATCCATTCTTGAGTGGAATCAATTAGCTGATTCTATTTCTAAAAAAAGTTTTAATGAAAATGACTTACTTTCATATTGTAATCCAATTTTGATAAATAAAAAGAAACTAAAGGTGAATTATAGATATGATATTGAGCAACTTTTAGATAATATTGAAAGTTGTGAAAATTTATAATGGAGAACATAAATATAGAGAGTACTACTCTCCCACTAATATTTAAATTTAATAACAAGGAGAATTGAACATGATTAAGAACAATCTGAAAATTAAAGAAAATATCACCCTGGAAAATATTAGAGACGCTGTTGAGTGTGTAGTATCATACGCATTTAAATATGGAATTTATACACCATATTATGTTGAAACTGGTAAGATTGTTGCAGTTGTTAGATATTTAATTTCTGGATTGCAGTTAGAAGAAAAAGAGACGGAATATACAGCATATCTGTTAGACGGACAAATTAGAAACATCGTAAATAATTACATTGCAAAAGATCCGCATAATATTTTCTTAAATGCAACTGATAAGATTGAATTTACAAAACAGAGAGTTATTCATGATAATGTCGATTTAAGCAAAATTGTGGAATTTGCTAATGTTGTAATTGATTCTTTTGGAAACTTTTCAAAACTTGATTTGTCATTTGCAACAAAGGAAAATCTTAAAATGACACTAGATGTTTTAAAAAAGATGAAGGATGCAAAAACAGATTTAACACCGGATACAATTTCTGAAATTGTAAAGAAATCAGTTGATTTTGACATGGATAAAGCAACACAGGAAATTCTCGATGACAAAAATAAACAAATTCGTGAGCTAAAAGAAAAATTAGCAAAACTAGAGAGTTAAAGGCGAGTTATGAAGCTAGGACAAATACATAAAGAATGTCAACGTAAGTTAGCAAAAGCAATACAAGCGACTTATTCTGATGCGGATGCCATTATAAACGAATCCTTTCAGGAATATTATTCTCAAGGTAGACCACCACAATATTATAAACCAACTGATACATTGAAAGGTGCAAAAAATGTTGAATCTCCAAATATTTCAGGTGATACAGCAAGTGTTAAAGTTGGGTATGAAGGTGAACAGATTTCTTACAATACCGGATCATTTGATGGTGGAGAAGTTTTAGCTGCAACTATGACAGGAACCTATGGAGTTTTAGGAAATCCCAATTATGATGAGAATGCATTTGAGAAAATCAAAGACAGAGCAAAAGAAAATTTTGCAAAAGAATTTAGTTGATAAAATATAAAAATATGTTATTTATGAGAGGTCAGTCGTACCTCTCTTTTTTTTGTTAAAAGGAAGGTGACTTATGGCTGACTATAGCGTTGTTATTGAGGGTAAATTATCTGGATTCGATAAACTAAACGATATTGAAAGACAGATAAATAATTTAAATGGGAAACAAATTGACATCAATTTAAATATACCTTCTAGCACTTTAAATAATATTCTCACAAATAGAAATCAAAGTATTGTAAGGAATACGGGACAACAAATTGGGGAAATAATGTCCCAGGAAACCGCATCTGCTTTAAGAACAGGTATTACTTCAAAAAGAATCAATGTTCCATTTAATTATTCATATGATGGTTCCGATAAATTTGAATCAGCGGTAAGTAAAGAAATTGCAGAAATTCAAAAGAAAAATAATACTGCTGTTCAGGTGAAATATAGCACACAATTAGTAGATGAACCATCTCAAGATGTTTTTGGAAATACAATTATTAAACAAGTTGAAAAGTTACGTGGAGCAAGTTTTAAGTATCAAACCGAAGCAGGTGAAACGATACTAAAGAATATGAGATGGGGACAAGTAGGACTCGATGATGATAACAATCCTATTATGGGATTTGTTCAAGGTCTTACAACATATACAAAGACATTAGATTCTACTTCATCTAAAGTGGATAATTTTGTTAAAAAACAAAAAACAGCTTATTCAAATTTAGAGAATACTTATAATCAGTTAAGAAGAAACGCTGAGGATAAAAATTCATCAAGACCTATTACTTCCGATGAATCATTAAGCAAACTTTCAGATGAAAAACTTAAAGTTGAACAAGCTTTATCAGATTTAAAGAATTCAAATGCTGATACATTTGATGATACTCAAATTGCAGCCAAAACAGCAATTACGAATTTCAAATCTTTAACCAGAGAATTACGAAATGCTGACAATATTAAACCTACTTTCAATTCAACCGATTTAGAAACTGGAAAAGAAATTGCAAATAATAAGTTAGAAAAACTTTCTACCTATACAAAACAATTTCCAGAATTAGAGTCAGATATTGAAAAATTACGTACAGAATTCGCAAATATTGGAGATACTGAATCTTTAAATAAATTCAACAATTCTTTAAAAGTTACAAGTTCAAGACTTGGAGCTTTAAAAGCAGATGCTCAGGCTATAAATAGAGAAAATCAAGAAAGCAATCGCTCTGAACAATTAGGTATTAAGAAGTCAGTTGCAAATGAAAAGTTAAATACATATGAACGAATAGATAGCAGAATTAACGACCATGAAGCAAATATTAACGGAAAACAAGTTACAATGTCTAGTCTTCGTTCAGATTTAGGTAATGTTGGAACATTGGCTGATATGTCAACATTTAATCAACAATTAAATGCATTTGTTACATCTGCTCAAAATGCTGGTATTCAAGTCAAAGACTCATTAAGTCAAGCATTTGACTTTTCTAAATTTGATAATTTACAATCAAAACTCGCTATTGTAAAGGATAGTATAACATCTGCTGGTGCTACAAATTTAGGTGCAGATAATTACCAGCAGATGACAACTTGGGTGAATCAAGCGGATCAAGCAGTTGCCAGATTAAATACTGAAATTGCAAAAGGGGAAAATGCAAACTTTAGTAATCTAAAATCTGACATGAAAGAATTATCTTCTTTAACAGATAAAGCTGCTAACAGTTACGCAAGATTAGCTGAAGAAAATGTTGGAATGGTAAAACAATCCAATACTTTAAAGCAACTGCAATCATATTGGAATAATAATTCTAAGGCATGGAATAAATATGGTGGAGAATACCAGAAAATTTTATCTTCATTGTCAGGAAACAACTTAACAAAAGGACAATTTGCTGCTGTACAAGAACAAATTTCTTCATTAAAAACATCTATTAGTGCTGATGGTCTTGGTGGTTCTTCTATATTTACTGACGCAAAAAGAGCATTTGGACAAATTGCTCAGTTTGCAACTATGTATGGAATTATTCAACGAGCAATTATGGAGTTCCCACGACAAGTTGTTTCTGCTGTAACAGAAGTTGATACAGCAATGACCAATCTGTACAAAGTAACAGATGAAACAGCAAGCAGATATGAAAGTTTCTTAGGTAGTTCTGGATCGGTTGCTAAATCACTTGGTAGAAGTATGTCATCATATATTACTCAGGTAAGTGAATGGAGTAAATTAGGATACAATTTTAATGAATCACAAGAATTAGCAAAGACCAGTTCAATTTACGCAAACGTTGGTGAAGTAAGTGACGCAACTGCTGTCTCAGATATGATTACAGCAATGAAAGCTTATAACATAGAAGCAAATGAATCAGTTTCTATCATCGATAGGTTGAATATTCTTGGTAATCAATTTGCGACATCTTCTTCTGCTCTTGGTGAGGGATTATCAAATTCTGCATCTGCATTAGCCGAAGCCGGAAATGACATAGATCAATCTTTAGCGATGCTTACTGGTATGTCAGAAATCACACAATCTGCATCCGAAAGCGGAAGTGCTTTAAAAATTATGTCCATGAGGATTAGAGGTAGACAAAAACGCTATTGCCTCCATATACAGTAATGTATATGCTATGTGCCTAATAATTACATAGACGATAACTATATAAGTTAAAAGCTGGAGACAGCATAGACTTAGGAAAGACTTATAATATATATTATAAGAATCCTCAGAGACTGCGGGATATATATGGTAACATATATATTGAAGTTATCCTCCTACTATTTTGTTTACAAAAGAAAGGATGAATATACAGTCCAACCTCACACAATAATCCAAACAATATAAAATGTGAGAGTTAGCCAGAAATGACTAACCGCCATATTATAATATGGTTAGTAGGGAATTCGTCTCTCCCGAAAGTAATAGTGTGTATAGCGAAGAGACGCAATCATATTCTGAAGATGTTGAAGAATTAGATGGTAAAATTGCTTCATTCACCAAAACAGCAAAAACACCAGGTGGAATTAGTCTTTTCACAGATGATACAAAGCAGACATATAAAAGTACATATGAACTCTTAAAAGAAATTTCTGAAATATACGATGATTTAACAGATAGAGAACAAGCAAAACTTCTTGAAAATTTAGCTGGTAAAAACCGTGGTAATCAAATTGCAGCATTATTACAGGCATTTCAGTCAGGACAAGTAGAAAAAGCATACCAAGCTTCTACTCATTCCGATGGTTCCGCTCAAAAAGAACAAGAAAGATGGTTGAATTCTATTGAGGCGAAAACCCAGCGATTTAAAGCACAATTTCAAGATTTTTCAAATTCACTTGTTAGTTCTAATTTCATCAAAGGTATTGTAGATGGAGGAACACAAGCATTAACTATTTTAACAACACTTATAGATAAATTAGGAACTATACAAACTTTAATTGTTGGTATTACTGCCTTTAAAGGTATCAAAAGCTTAGTAAATAGTTTTAGTCAATTGCAACAAATTGGACAAGTAATTACTGCATTTAAGGCAGGTAATGATGTTACAGCTGTATTAAAATCTTTTGGTAGCTTAAACCAAGCTGGTCTAATTTTAAGAAACGTCAACATTGATGGAATGAACAAAGTTTCTTTATTACAAAGTGCTTTTGGTAGTACTGAAGAAATGGCTACTACCGCTTTAGGAATTCGTGCAGTTGGCGATGCATCCACCGCTTCAAGTGTTGGTATATTTGGACTAAGTAATGCTTTTAAAGGATTGGCTTCATCTATAGGAATAAGTTCTTTAGCATTAGGTGGTATTGTAGCTGCTATAGCTGCTGTGACAGTTGGATTTTCGGCTTATCAAGCATATCAGGCAAATATAGAAAAACAAGATCAAACTGCTAAAGAATCAGCACAAGAATGGTCATCAAAAAAAGAATCTTTAGAGGAATATAAATCTCAAATAGAGGAACTAGGTTCATCTCTTGAATCTGGAAACTTGACTGAACAAGAAGCATATAATGCAAAATCTCAACTTCTGGACATTCAAAAATCTCTTACCGAATCATATGGAGAATTATCTTCCGGAATAGATTTAGTTAATGGGGATTATAAAAAGCAATTAGAATTAGTTAATAAAATATCAGTTGCTGAAGCGAATAGAAAATTAGCAAAAAACGAAAGTGCGTATAAACGTTCCGAAAAAGAAATGAGTAAGGAACGTACATATGATCTTGGAAATTTAAATTATATAGATGGAGTAAAAAACTCCGATGCTAATGTAAAACTATTTAATCTAGCTAAATCTTTTGAAGATAAAGGAATTACTTTAGATAAACGAACTAGTAGCATGGGATTAAAACTTGGGTATACCATCAAATTTACAGGGGATGCATCAGAAGCTGAAGAAGTCATTACTGATTTTTCTACAAAAGTTAGAGAATTACAAACAGATTTCAATACAAATGAAGACAATACAGGTTCAATATTCGCAGAGCAAATATTAAAATCTTCAGAAAAGGCTTTGTCAGATAACGATAAAACCTTAGAAAAATATAGAGATACTTATGATGAGTTTCTTGAAATGGATTTATACAATCAAGGATTAGAAAAGGGTAAGCCGGCTAGTATATTAAATGATTATACAGATGCTATCGAAAAATATAATGAAGCTTTGGAAAGTGGAGATTCTTCTAAAATTCAAGAGGCATCAACTAGTTTTGACGAAGTACAAAAATCTGTTGATGGTGTTTTAAATAAGTATCCTCGCTTCCAATCTATTTTCGATGACGCAAAAGACCAATTAAATACAACTGCTATTTCTTCAAGAGATCTTAATAAAGTATTAACGTCTAGTTCTGATGAACTGAAATCTAATACTTTTGTCGCTGATGGTTTAACCGAAAAACAAAGTAAGAAATTGATGAAATCATATCAAGATTATCAAAATATCTTAAATGAGATGAATGAATTAGGAATAGACCCATCTCAAACAAAATTTGGTAATATTGATACAAATAATCGTCAAGTATTAAAATGGACAGACGAAAATCTCCAAACTTACAAAGAAGCTTTGCAGTCTTGGGATGAAGAAGCCGCTCAAGATTTTGACAGTTACGCTAAAGATATTAAAAATTCAATATCTACTGTATTTGGTTCATCGGCAGAATTTGATGGTGTAGAGATTGCATTTTCCCCAATGCTTCAAACAGATCATGGTGCTGAATTACTAGATGCTGATACAGTATATGACTATATTTATGCTTTAATCGAGGATGCAGGTGAAGGATGGACTTTTGATCAATTACTTGAGTTAGATTCTAAAGGATTAGAATTTAATGGAAAAACAATCAAAAATCTTATAGCTGATGTTGGTGATACAGCTATTCAAACTGGAGAAGCTATGCACTATCTCGGTAAAGATGGTGCGTTAAATGATTCATATAATAGGTTTAGTAAGAAAGCTGAAAAATATGGAACCTCTGCGGAAAATTTTACATCCGAATATAAGAATTATGAATCTCCATATAAGAAATTTAAAGATACTGCAAATATCCTAAAAGGATTAAATCTTAGTGATATAGATTTAAAAAATGCAATAGATACAGACGGTATACAAAAAGGTGAAGTTGCATTAAGAAATCTGATTCCATTAGCAAAAGAATTAGGACTAATCGCTGAAGATGCAAGTGTTGAAGATAGTTTATCTATTATTTGTGACAGTTTGATTGAAGCAGGAATTGTAAGCGATGGAACTTCTGAAAGTATTAAGAATTTGCGAAACAGTTTTACTGTATTAGAAAGTGCTTCTGATTCGGTATTATCAAGTATTACATCTGTAAATAATGTACTATCTTCTCAACAAACTGGTTTTTCAATTGATTATGGTGATTTCACATCAGAAGATTTAACAGATTATCAAACAGCTCTCGAATATGTTAATGGCTCATTACAGTTAAATGCAGAGAAAGTCAAAGAAATATCTAAAGCAAAAGCTGATGAACAAATTGCTTCCAATGACGCTGCAAAAGCGGCAGCTCAAGCAGATTATTTAAAAAATGCAAATGAAATAGATACTTTAACTGCATCTTTAGCTGGTTTAGAAGAAACATCTTCTGAATACGCATCTATTCAAAATCAGATAGCAAGCTTACAATCAGATAATGATGAAATAGCTTTAAAATGTTCTCAATATGACTTACTCTCTCAATCTATTCGTGAAGCAAATGGTGAATATCAAGCATGGTTGGATTCTCAAAAAGCATCTGATTATGGTGATATGTTCAGTGATTCATTGAATGCATATGACCAGATTGTAAATACGTTTAATCCTGAATCAGATATTTATGGTAATTTTGGCTCAAAGAAATTTGATGCAGCTATTGATATGATTGTTCCAGACTCAGTAGATAGTGATGATTTAGAAGCGATTCAAAATTATATAAATGATTTCAAAAAATATCTAACCTTTGATAAAGATGGAAAAGCAGATGGAATGAATATTGAAAAATTCTGTCAAGATGCTATGGATAAAGGTTTGATGGTGCTGGATGAAGCCAGTGGCGAATATAAGGTTGCTGGAGAAAAGACAATGAAAGATTTTGAAGAAGGTCTTAATCTTTCTTCTGCAGCAGTTACATCCTTCTTTGATCAAATGTTGCTAAAAGGTGCAGAGTTTGATTGGGCTGATGAAGCAAATAAAACATTAGGTGACTTAGGATTATCAGCAGCGAAAGCCAAACAAGCATTACAATCTATTGATGGAAACGAGAATCTAAAAATCAATATATATACAGATGATATAGATTCTTCGGAAGAAAAAATCAAAACACTGAATGATACTATTTCCGAAATGCAAAATTTAAAAGCAAATCCAGAAATAGATACTGAAAGTGCAGAAAGAGCAAACGAAATCATTAGATATTGTGTTGCTCAAGAGCAGCTCCTATCTCAACCAATTGTAATGAGTGTTGATGCCAGCAACGCTAGTGAAGATGTTCAAAATGCCATTTCTAGTCTGCAACAATTCCAACAAGCCAAAAATGAATTAGATGTGCAAATTGCATTAAAGGGAGATACAACCGAAGCTCAAGCAGCTGTGAATGAGGCGTTGTCCAATATTCAAGGTCAGGCAGAAATCATGGCTGTATTAGGAATCGAAGATACATCTTCTGTTGATAAAGTATTAGAAGGATTACAAAATCAGCAACCAGAGATTTTAGCAAAATTTGGTGTAAAGACTGATGATGTGACATCAAAAGTTGATGAAATCAACAACAAAAAACTTGAGCCTAAAAATACAACTTTAACTGCACTTGACTATGCTACACCAGTTATTCAAGGGGTTATAGATGCGTTAGACAAAGTTCATAGTAAAGAAGTTGAGTTAAAAGTAACAACTAATCATGTTGATACTAATTCTAATACTTCTTCTAGTTCGAAAAAAGGAACAGGTTCAGTTAGTGGAACCGCTCACGCAAGAGGAACAGCAAAATTAAATGGCGATTGGGGTTTAAAATCGACAAAAAGAGTTCTTATTGGAGAACTTGGAAGAGAAATTGTTGTAGATCCACATACAGGAACCTGGAGAACATACGGTGACAACGGTGCTGAATTTGCCACTATTCCTAAAGATGCGATTGTATTTAATAATGCACAATCGGAAGATCTTCTCAAAAATGGTTATGTAAACAGTAGAGCTACTGCCCTTATGAGAGGTACAGCATTTGCATCAGGGAATGCATTTGTTACAGGTGGAATTAGTGTATCGGCTGCAAAAGCCTCCACGATTAATGATCATGGTTCAGATGCTAAATCTACCAAAGAAAACACTAAAGCGAAAGATGCTAACACAAAAGCAACAAAGAAAAATACAAATGTATTTGATGGTGTTGCTAGAAAATTAAAGTATTTTTCAAACAAAACAAAAGCTATTGCTGATACAATTACTGATTATGTTACTTCTGCTTTCAAAGAAATTCAAGTACAACGCCAAATAAAATCTATAGACAAAGAAGTTTCTGTGAATAAAAAAGGGGAACAAGCTTACTTAAGAAAAGCAAATTCTCTTACATTATCAGATGATTGGAAAAGACGCATTCGTTCAGGTGATTACAATATAGATGATGTTACAGATGATACTTTGTATAAAACTATTCAAAAATATCAGGATTATTATGACAAAGCAACATCTTGTAAACAAGCGGTTGTTGATTTAAGAAATCAACAATTAAAATTATTCGAAGACCTTATGAATATTCCAACAGAAAAAGCAGAAAAGAAAATAGAAAAGCTATCAAAAAAATATGATATGTTATCTGCTTCTCAAAATGCCGTAATAGTTGGTGAATCTACATCATCTAAGTTATATTCGTTGCAAAATAGCACATACTCTTCTGCTTCTTCAAATAAGAAGAAATCTAAAAATAGTTTAAAAAAAGCTAACAAAGCTATAAAAAAGACTAAATCAAAATTAACTAAATCTCAAAAAAAAGATGCTGGAAAAAGAAACAATTTGATTTCTACAAAGGGATTAAAAGGTAAAGAATTAAAAAATGCACAAGCCTATAATGATGCAGTCAAAAAGCAAAGAAAGTTGAAAACAAACGACGAAACAAATTCAATCCTTCTCTCCTATTATTCTCAAGATTTTCCAAATTTATCAGATTATAAGAATGAACCATCTTATGAATATGCGAATGATATTTTAGATAAACAATTAAAAAATGAGCGACAGCAAAATAAAGCAAGACAAGAAGCTTATAAAAAATCCACTTCTAATCTTGTAAAAATAAGAAAAACAAAAAATAATACAGATAAAAATGAGTCAAAAGCTAGAAAGAAGATAAAAAAAAATGCAGATTTAATGAAAAAACTCTCAAAATCACAGAAAAAGAATTTAAATTCTGGAAAGAAAGTTTCAACGAAAGGATTATCTTCAAAACAAAAGCAAAAAATTAAAGCATATAATAAAGCTGTAACTAAGAGTGATAAAATAGATCAAAAATATAATATTGCTTATAATGCACAGCAAACATCTGCTAAAAACGCAGCTGAATCTCAATCAGAATTAGCTCAAAAAATAGTTCAAAACGAATTAGATAAATTTGATAACATAAAGAATTTCTACGATGCAAAAATAGATTACCAACAATCGTTGACTGATACTGTTGATAAACAGGTTGAATTATCTGAAGCTCATGGAAATTATATTACTCAAAAAGATTATCATTCTAAAATTTCAAGTAGAAAAACTACAAAATCATTAAATGAAGAAAAGTTAAAAAATCTTGAACAGCAATTAGCATCTTCTGTAAAGTCCGGTGTAATTAAAGAAGGTTCTACTGAATGGTTACAATTAAAAACGGAAATTGCAGAAACAGCAAACGAAATCCAAAGTTGCACCGTGGATATCGAAAATCTTAATCAAGAATCCATCAAAGCTAAATATGAAGAAATGTTTGATAGAGCAATAGATAAAGCACAACAATTTATTGATAAGTTAGACACTATCAATAGTATTATTACTGATGATATGAAGTTTGATGATAATGGAAAACTAACTGATCTTGGTGCATTATCAATGGTTTTAAATGTTAATCAAATGAATACTGAACTTTCTAATTTGCAAAAATATATTCAAAAGAGACAAAAAATTATTTTGGATTATAAAGCGGAGATGTTTGGTGAAGAATCATATAATGAGCAAATGAAAGAAAATGATTCTAACATGCAAAGTTCATTAAAAAATCTAAATGGTTATCGTACTGCCATTTTAGATATGGTTAAAGAACAATCAAAAACAGAATTAGATGCTCTAAATAAAGTAATGGATGCTCGTAAAAAAGCTCTTCAAAAGAAAAAAGATTATTATGATTACGATAAGCAACTGAAAGATAAGAACAAAGAAATAGCTTTACTTCAACAACAAATCAGAGCATTGGATGGAGTAACAGATGCTGAATCAAAAGCAAGAAAAGCAAAATTAGAAGCAGATTTAAAAGAGAAACAAAATGATTTGTCTGATACTATACGAGATCATGTTTATGAATTGCAAGTGACAGGAATTGACGATTTAAAAGATGCTTTACAGGAAGATTACGATAAATATGTCAAAGAACTTGCTCAAAATCTCGATAAAATGACGGAAGCAATTTCAAATGCTGTTAGTTCTACTACTGCTGATACAGCAGGTGCAATGATAGCTTTAAAGAAATTGTTGAAATCTATGGGACTATCAGATGATCAAATTGCTCAATCTGGTCTTGGGGAAATCAACAAATATGCCAATGGTACAAAAAATGCTAAAGGTGGATTATCCAAAGTAAATGAACGTGGAAATGAGTTAATTGTTTTTAAAGATGGAAGTGTTTTAATGCCTATTACACATGGTAGTTCTGTGTTTACAGCCGAACAAACATCAAACTTATTTGAAATGGCTAAAAATTATCAACATGGTAGTCTTGCAGTTCAAAAAATGACATTACCTAATGTAAAAGTAGGTGGTGGAGAAACGATTGCTCCAGTAATCAATTGTCCAATTGAAATTCAAGGTAATGTAAATGAGCAAGATGTAATCAATGCATTAAACAAAGCTATGCCGAAAATTAGCCAACGTGTTCAGAATGATATTCGCAAGGATTTAAGAAAAGCAGGTATTAAATAATGATATGAAGAAGAGTAGATTTGTACTACTCTTCTTCTATTTTTGTAATTTTTTTGAAAGAGGTGAAAATGATAAATGAAAGGTTTTATATATGATGGAAAATCTACAGATTCTATTTTAAGTAGTTCTTCTTTAGGATTGTGTGCATTTGATTCACTTGATACAGTTATAGGAACATCAAGAGAAAACATATCTGGTGATATTTCTATATTACGTCCAATAGCAAATGAATATGGTACTACTTCTACCCCATTAAGTTTCGATTATGCTTTGTATAAAATGAATGAAGATTCATTCACAGATGAAGAACAAAGGATAATAGAAACATGGATTACTTCTCCACAATTTTCAAAAGATTTACAAATTTTTGATTATACAACAAAGGAAACAACAGATATATTTTGTGGAAAATTTATTTCTACAGAATGGATACCATTGCCGGATGGATGGGCAGGAGTTAAATTTACATTTCAGAATAATTCTGCATATGCAAAAAAGCATTATGATTATAAATACGATATTGAATGGGATAATACAATTACGCTGACTTGTTTATCTGATGAACTAGAGAAATATGTATATCCAACAATTAAAGTTACAAAAAAAGAAGTTACTGGAAATATATCAATACAAAACATGTCTGATAATGAAAATAAAATGACAATAAAGGCATACAATGGTCTTCCAATGCAATTCGATTGCTTAAATTGTATTCCAAAAGATGGAACAACGAATCAGATTATCTCTTATGCTGATTTAGGATGGACTGATGTAGGTAATATTTATTGGCTACGTCTATTGCCTGGAATGAATGAAATAAATGTAAGCGGTGGAAAATTTACACTAGAAGTTTCATTTGATGCACCATATAAGAAAGTTGGAGGATGGTTATGATATTAACAGGTAAAAAAATCTATTTGTGTAATATAGATGGTACTCCAATTACTGTATTAAATGGTGTAGATATACCAAGTGTAAACTATAACCCTCATGTCAAAGATTATGACACACTAAGTTTCACTGTAGATAAATATATTATTATTGATGGTGAACAAATCAAATCAAATGGGTATGAATTGTTAGGTTTATATATGTATGTAATGTTGGAAGATTATGGTGTCTTTCAAATGCAACAACCTTCTATTAATAATGACGGGAATAAAGAATCAAAAAGTATCACAGCTTATTCAAGAGAAAAAGAATTTGAAGATAAAGATTTCGAAAATTTTAAAGTAAATATGGGCGAAAAAGATTCTCAAGAACAATTAATAGATGGTAATGTTGATGAATTAGGATTTGCTAAAAATTTTATTACTTTTTATAAACCAAAAACTAGTGATCAACATTTTTCTCTTTTGAATATTATTTTAGCAAAAATGCCAGGTTGGTCTATTTCAGACGAAGACATTGATCCTATTTTATGGGATAAAAAATTATCATTGGACGAAGGTAATGTAAATTTATATGCTCTTTTAACTTCTATTATTGCACCTAAAGTAGAATGTTTGTTTTTATTTGATACGATAAATAGAAAAGTAAAAGCTATTAGTAAAGAATCTTTAGACAGAGAAACAAATATATTTATAGGATTTCGTAATTTAGCGAAAAGTATTGATATTACAATAGACGAAGATAGTGTATATACAAGATTCTTTTGTCAAGGAGATAACGAACTTCGATTAGAAGATTGGAATTATGGAGATAATCGTATTTTTGATTTAAGTTATTTTATGACGGAACCATATATGTCATCTGAACTTATTAGAAAAGTAAAAAAATGGGTGTCTTGGCGAGACGACAATCGAAATGATTATGCTGATCTTGCGAGAAAATCTGCTGATATCGACGATAAAATTATAGAATTGACAAATCGTGTACCGAATGATGGAGATTACTATAAACAGTGGGATGATATGAATGAAGAAAGTTTGAAACAAAACCTTAAATATTACAACACTCTTCTCACTTCTCTTCAAGTATCAGTTGATGATAATCCTACATATACACCGAATAAAGATGATCCAAATCGTGAATATATTCCTTGGAAAAAATCAGATGGTACAATTGATCATGATAAATATCTGTTATTATTATACGATTTAGCAAATGGATATGGTGGATATTATACTTATTATGAAGTATTAAATTATATCGTACCAAATATTGAAATAGCTATTAAAAATCTGAATTTGCCAGATGATAATAAATCGGATTATATCAAAACATACGAAACAAATTGGGAATTATATGGTCTTACTGAATTACAGAATAAGCAAAAAGAATATGAAAATCAATTAGATATTTTGAAGGATTATGCAAAAGATTGGAATGATCTCACAGATGAAGAAAAAGCAAAATATTTAAATAATGAAGATAGTTACAATATTAAGCATGATGAATATAAGAAATATAAAGATTGGTTAGGTTCAGAAAATACAAAAGACACCTTATTATATACTCTAAAAAAAGTTAAAGCTGAAATTGATAGTTTAAATACGGAATTGGCTAAAGTAAATGAAAGACGAATTTCATACGTTAAACAAGCATCCATGAATCATGAATCTTATGGTTTTACAGAGAATGATATTTTTGTTATTAATAGTTTATTCCACGATACGGATTATCAAAATACAAATATTCTATCTACTTCTGTTGATACTACTATTACGATGATAGATAGAGAAAAAGAATTATTTGATGATAGTGCATCAAAATTATCCGAAGTATCTCAACCTCAGTTTAAATTTACAGTTAGCATGGATAATTTATTGCGTATACCTGAATTCAAAGATTGGGTAGACGATTTTAAATTATTGAATTATGTTCGTCTTGGTATTAGAGATGATTATAGCGTAAAACTTCGTATTGTAAGTATGTCTTGGAATCCTTGTGATATTACTCCTGATATTACAGTTGAATTTTCTAGTATGATAACTTCTCGTTCCGGAAGAAATGACTTAACAGATATATTACAGACAGAAAATAATCGTGGCTCTAAAAATTCAATTTCTATTGGAACTGGAAATTCTAAGGATGAAGAAGAATGGCGTACTAATTTACTACAACTTTTGATAAAATCACAAATTTTTAAACAGTCCGTAGGCAATATTGCATCTGGAACAACTGGCGAGGTGGACACGGCATATATTCAGCAACTTGTATCCCAATACATCAAAACAGGTAAAATTGATGTTTCTCAGATTACTGGTGATGAAGCAAAATTTAAGAAATTTTTCACTGATTATATGGATGCAGATTATATCGTTAGCAACACCACTATCACAAAATCATTGAAAGCTGACGTGGCAACAATCAGAAATGCAATCACTGGTACATCTTCTTCTGAAACGAATATTACGCTTAATCTGAATGCAAATAATGCAAAAATTGATTCTGCTTTAGTTAAGAGTCTTATTTCTGAAAATATCACGGTTGCAGATCTGAAAACGCATATTGCCACGGCTGATGTTATTACTCTTATCTCCTCCGGTACTGGATCTCCATCTATTGCATTTAAGGATGCAACACAACAATTCTATGATTCTAATGGAAATGTTAGAGTCCAGATTGGACAGGACGGCAATGGAGATTTTAATTTCATTGTTAAGAATGGTGATAGAACAGCACTATTTGATGAAAATGGCATTACGCAAAACGGTATACCAAATGGAACTATCATCAATGATATGATATCAGATAAGACCATCAATAAAGACAAACTGAGTTTTAATGTTGAAACTGATGATAATGGAAATCTTGTAACGAATATCAACAACATCTACACGAAAGATGGTAAATGGATCAATGAATATACAACTTATAAGGAGTCTACAGAAAATTCCCTTCAAAATTTAAATTCCAAAGTAGATAAATTTTCACCATACAATATATTGGTGTTTGATTCATTTGGAAATCAAAATATTGAAGATAATACTGTGGGAGCAATCTATGTGCGAATTATGAAAAACGGCGAAGAAGTCGATCCGTTAAAGTCTACATACTTCTCTTCTACTCCGCCTGATAATCCTTCAGATGGAGATTTCTATTATTATCTTGATTCAGACAATAAAAAAGTTCAGTTAAAAAAATACATAAATGGTTTGTGGGTAAATCAAACAGACGATCCAGAATATCAATATAATTTTTACAGAAGGGATAATTCTGGCAATCTGATTGATAAAAACTCTCCTTATGCTTCAGGAAAAGCTATTTATGTAGAGGGTAACATAATTACAGATAACAAGATTGTGTTTGAAGTTGAAGTTAATTTACCAGATGTTGATATAAATCCAACTGATAAATCAGAAATTTTTGCATATATTGATAAGAAATTTGAAGATTTGGATATGATAGCTACGGAAGATGAAGCTATGGGATATCTCAATCTAAGATAGGGGTGAATTATGGAAACATCAAAAAAAGGAGTCTCTTTGGGGGTATTAAAGAGAGTAATTGAAGAAGTCACTTACTCTCCTATCTCTATACAGAGCTTTTCAAATGATAAAGCTGTAAATGAACTTGGATGCACAGTAACTTCTATAAAATTTAGTTGGACTACAAACAAAGCACCGAAAAAAATTCTTTTAGATAGTACAGATATTGATGTGACTTTAAAATCCACTACCATATCTTGTTCTTTGACCTCTAATACATCTTTTACATTAAAGGTTACTGATTCAAAAAATTTTACGGTTTCAAAAAGTACATCTGTCTCATTCTCTAATGGAATTTACTATGGTATTGGAACAGACCAAGAAAATATTACCGATAGTTTCATTTTAGGATTGACAAAATCGTTACAGAATTCTATCTCAAAAACTTTTACTGTAACTGCTGGTAACGGTCAATATGTTTGGTTTGCATATCCTAAAAGATATGGTACGCCAAAGTTTAATGTTGGTGGCTTTGATGGCGGTTTTTCTAAAATTGCAGATATGGAATTTACAAATGCTAGTGGTTATACAGAAACTTATACAATATATCATTCCGACAATTCAAATCTCGGAACACAAACAATCAAAGTATCTTGAATTGAGGTGAAAAAGTGGGCAAATATAAAGGAAGTATAGAACTCATCTCTGGATTGAAACAGGCTAACAATCAAGATTTTCCTCTTATGGATGCCAGTGCTATTCAGGTTGATGACGAAGGTATTCGATTAGATGAAGCATTAAAAAATGTTGGTAAAGATAAACGCAAAGGCAAACAGAGACAGGTTGGTAAGGCTTGTCTCTGGTATCATACGCTTGATGATTATGGGAATACGGACGATGAAGCAGCCGCAACATTAGCATCGAACGATATTGTTGTTGCTGGCGGTGCGTTATACGGTGGGAACTATACCGAAGAAACAGCAAACAGACAGATTGCAATCATTAAAAAGGCAAAGAAGCTGAATCCCAATTTTAAAATATTTTTCTATATTACGATTGCTTCTTGGAGAAATGATGGTGGATGGAGCCATATATTAGGAAAAGGTGGCTATTGGGATGCGGAAGAAGCTGAACAACACCCAAATGCAGTGAGAATTCATACTAAGTGGGAAATATATCAGTTATTGGAATATGCAGCCCATGCAGGCGGAAGGAAAAGCGGAGAAAAGCAGTTTATTGAAACTTATACCTGGACGGACGATGCTGGCGTAGAACACACGGAAGATAAGTATATTGACTTATATGAGGGCGGTATCCAGATGGATGGGTGTTTCTATGACGACGCTGGTATGGAAAACACAGAAGGTAGAGTTAACCAGGGATTTACTGAAGATTTACGTCAGAAATACATTGACTTGGTTAATTTTACCCATTCGAAAGGATTGGCAGCCTTTCCTAATCAGCTATCTACTGACTGGTATGCTGATACAGTAAGTACAGCAAACCCAAATGGTCTGCCATCTGCGGTTGGAGAAAATGATTACATGCTCCTTGAAAGCTGCCATACTCAAGTTGGATTATCCCAAGGTAAACCTCTTTGGAGACACGTTAATGGCACAGAAGGCGTGTGGAATTATTATGAGAACTGGTATGATAAAGTTGGTGCAAAGGTAGTTATCAACGACTACTTATATGGCACTGGTGGTGGGGAACAATTATCTGATGAGGAAAAATACGAACTTGCCACTTATCTGTTATGTGATAGTCTGTGCTGTAAGGCACATTATATTGATATGAATGGGTTACGCACATGGGATTATCCAGACTTTTTTGATGAATTACTTATACCAGATTCTGAAGATTACGATATCTCAAGACCGACAAAAGGAGAATATATACTCCATGCAAATGGTCATACACTTAGAATAGTTAGAAATGATAATCTTTCACAAGGAGATGTCGTAAATCTGAAATCTCTGAATAAAGTGTTTATCTATTACGATGATGTTCGCATCAAAAATGCGTTTAAAAAGGTTGCACAATACTCTTACGAGACTGATCAACGTTTGGATACCATCGAAAAAAACATTGAAACCATCCAAACCTCCGCAAAATCGACAGCCAATATATATCACCGCATGATGATAGATGATTGGAGTAAAGAACTTGTTTTAACAAATTACGGGACGAAAAATGGTTTTATCAAAAAGATTGCTGAAGCTGCAAAAACAGGAATAGCAACGGTTGAATCTGTTGATTATGAAACAAACAGTATACGGATAACCAGATTGACTGCGGCACAGATCAATGTATATCTTGATATAGACATCACCGACAAAAAAGGACATACCCTAGAGTTTGGGTTTACTTGCAACGAAGTCACTGGCAGTAATAATTGGGGCTATAATGCGTATGCTCCTGCAGCAATCACTTGGTCATGGATCAACAAATCCATTAACACACGGCAGAAATCTTCTTATTACGGTGAGAATTTTTACGGATTAGTAAGGACAGTTACGATACCAGAAGATACCGAAGAAGAAAAATGGACAATGAGAATTTGCTATAATGGTTCTATTGGACAAACGTTTGACTTAGGTAATTTTTATGCTGTTGACGTTGACGAATACGGTGAAGATATTACGAAAGACTGGTATACGAATTATCTACCTAAATTAAAAAGTACCACAAACAATAATAATCTTCCAATTGCTTATACGGTTGATGAAATAGACGATTATAGCTTTGATATCACATGGAATATTCCAGAAAACTATGCTCATTGGTCTGGCTTGTGCTGGACACTTCCAAGTGGCACATTCCTTCCGGGACATACTTATGAGTTTGGATGTTTATCGTACACCAATAATGCTGGAAGTGCAAATGTTGCATTTCGTTTATATTACGGAAGCAAAGAAAAATATATTCCTAAGACTCTTACAATAAAATCATCTATTTATGGAGACACTAGACCCGGAGTAATTATCACAGTTCCTGAATCAGAGACTGTAACAAATGGCAGATTAACGCTGACCAGTACGGCTGGTTATCAGAATGGTTCGGGAGAATTCTTTAAGACAGAAATAAGAGAAATGTATCTGTACGATATTAATGAAGAAAACATTGTTGTCAGAGGTGAAGAACCATCTAATAGCTTCTTAAGAATCTGTCGAGTTACTGATGAAAAATTAGCGAATGATAAAACCTTGCTTGGTAATTCTATGTATATTACCGACTCAGGCAAGATGTTTATCACCGATTTTAACGGAAATAAAACAGATATCAATGTTTCAGGCGATGGAATTGTTGAAGATTACAGACTCCTTCCAATCCCAACAGCCGAAGATGAAGGTAAGATTCTGAAAGTTATTGATGGAAAATGGACATGTTCTAAAGAGAATAAAACTGTAGAGCTGCCGGATAACCTTGTCCTATATGAAGAAACGGTTGAAGATGATCCACCTCTCGATATATCTTCTATCATCAAAAAAAACTTATCTCTTGATGCAGACGGAGAATTTGTATATTTGATGTATGGCGAAGACGAACTATCTAAGATACCTCTCGGAAGCAGTTCTGAAATTGTTCGATGTGAGTCTGTTAAAATCAATGAATCTATTACCCACGTTGCACTTAATCAAGAAAAACCATACTCCTTTACAGCTACATTAACACCAGCTGATTGTACTCAGACATTAAAATGGTCTTCTTCCGTTCCATCCGTTGCTACAATTTCTTCCGATGGTGTACTCACCGTATTATCAGAAGGCGAAACCGTTATTACGGCAAAGTGCGGAAGTCAATATGATTCGATAACTATACAAGTTATAGATACGACGGTTAAATATACTATTGATAAAGGCATCGGATGGGGTAGTTCAAATGGAGTTGCTGTATCATGGGGTAATGCTTGTCGGGCTTATACTAAAGTAGGCGATGGAACACCAGTTAATACCGCTACTTATCCAACTGGAAAATATGGTATTTTGTTAAAGAAAGGGTTTACTTATACGATTTCTCTTTCATCTGAAAATACTGTAAATTATTATTATGGTGCCCAGATATTCCATGTTTCTGATTCAAATCCGGAAAGATTATTCGATAGCGGATGGGTCATTAGTGGTAAAACCACACGCTATACAGTTACTCAAGATAATTCATATATGTATGTAAATTTTAAGGTAAGTGCTGGCGGTGGAGATACTGTTACCGATGAAAAACTTGAAAATATAAGGTCTGCATTTTCTATTGCGATGGAGGTGTGATAAATGGGTTATTTGTTAAAAACTCCGGATGGGAAAACTATCGTACGTCCAGTTTCTTATGCGGCAACAGATGAACAAGTGTATGCTCAGCTAAGACGCTTGGCGAGTGAAGGTTATTTGTCATATACGGATCGTGATTTACTTGTTAATGCAATTAATATTGAATACGGGCGATTAAATGGGAGCAGTTATTATTTAATTCGTATCCCTAAATACGATTTAGCCGGGAATAAAGTTTTACCGAAAGTTGCAATTACGAGTGTTGATGGGAGTACTGATGGAATAAAATATTCGGCATTGGATTTTGCCAGAAGAGAAAAAACGGCGTTTTGTATTAACGCTTCGTTGTTCAATACAAAAACAATGAAACCGGAAGGTCAACTTGTAATTGGAGGTGTAGATAAAACTACATATAAAACTGATTCATCCGGAAATCAATATCCTTGGATGGATAATGATATGGGAACAGCAATTTCTGATACAGAATGTTATCCGTTGTGTATTGATAAAAATGGAAATCTCTCTACTCCGTATACAAACCGAAAATCAGATAATGCAAAGCCGGAGGCACTAATAGCTTCCGGCTATAATTATGTTGTTACAGCATGGGGAACTCTGATAGATAACTATAAAAATACTACTACTGATACATGGAATGAAATTGTGCATCAAGGTAAATATGTCAGACAAATAATCGGTCAATATCAAAATGGTGATTATGTTGTATGTAGCTTCGATGGGATAAAAGGAAGTATCACGCAAAATGAAGCTGGTGCGGATTATGGGGCTATATCAGATTTTCTTATCAGTAAGGGAATAAAGTTTGCTTACAGTCTTGATGGTGGAGGTTCGTGTGAGACAATATTGCGAGATCGACCAGTAAATCCAGTATTTGAAAATGCAACTGGAAGAAAAGTTCCAACAGTCATTTATTTTTCAGCGGATGTGTAAGGAGGTGGTAGAAAATGAAAGCTTACGGTCAATATGTCTTATATAGAATAAAAGATTTTTCTAAAAATATATCGGAGCTTGGAAAAGAAATTGTGAGCAACAAGTCATCAATTACGGATATTCAAAAAAACATTGACTCTTTGAACGGATCAATTAAAAATACTATTTCTCGTAACGAATTTAACGATAGGGTTCTAGGGATCACGAATGACATTAGCAAAATGAATCAAGGGGATGAAAAATGGCTTGTTCAGTTGTACAATACAGATTCTTCCACTTCTGTCCTTGAAGATCGTGAGAGTATTTTACCAGAAGAAAACAGGGACTTACATACTATTGATGCAATATGGGGTACGAATGTTGAGCCGTATCTTGCACAAGTACAATCTTCTGATGATTTTTCTTATATCAATAAAGGTGCAACATATGTTGGTTATGCATATACGTTCATATACTGCCCAACTTTCTTCAAAAATCAGATATCTCTCTCTTCTACTAATTCATGCTCCGCTTATATTAATGGCAAGCTTGTTGCGGAAAGAAGCTTTGATTCTGTTGAAGTTTTATTCAAAACTGGTTGGAACTCCATAGAACTTGTTTGGAATTTTCAAGACGTATCACAGGCACAGAATAATAACAGCTATATTCGTAGTGATTTTAAAATTGCAGACTTAATGCAGAATGATAAAATAACTGCAATAAACTGTTATGTTGCTACTCCTACAGCCCGTGAAAATATCTCTGTATCAAAAATGTCAAATACTATTATAGATTTGGATGGGATTAAAGAAAAAGTCCAGGCAAACTCTCTCGCTATATTCGATGAAAAAGGCAAAGATAAAATTTCTGCCACAATCGCTCGTGTGACAAATGTTGAAAAGCTCGCCGGAGAAATCAATACCAACCTGGAAAAATTTCAAGGAACGGTAAAAAATGATTATTCTACAACACAAGATGTAGAAAATAAAATCAGACAGTCTGCCGAGTCAATAACAACTGAAATGTCCTCTACTTATTTAAGCAAAACAGATGGGGATAAACTCACACAAGGATTAAATAAATGGATCATTGAGTTATATCAATATGATTCTTCGAATGATGTGCCAGAAGACCCAAACCCGAAGAGCATCATAGGGAAAACAGTTTCTAAAATATCAGAAGAAGCTGATGAAGATTTTCTTAAAGAAATACACGATTTTAATATGAACATCTCATCTGTTGTTCATGCTCAAACTTATGTATATTTTATAAGTAATTCTACCATAACAATCCCTATTACATATAATGGATCTATCTCCATTTCTTTAAACGGATTGGAAATATTTTCAGGAAAAGGAACACAAGCAACTACAAAAAATATATCTGTTGCATTTAAAGAAGGTTGGAATGTAATTGAAATATGGGGTGGAAAAAATCATCATCTGAGTATTTCTACGGCAATATCTAAACATGAAAAATGCCAGATTATGAACTGCTACGCAAGCTTTTCTTCTAATTTAAAAGAAGTCACCACTTCTTCTCTCTTCTATCGTGAAATTTTCAATGACGCTGGTAAAAGCCGCATTGAGCAGTTGTCTAACCAAATTAGCCTCATGTTAGATGATGGGTCTGATGAAACTTCATTAACTCTTAAAAATGGACTAATTGAGGCTATCACAAGACAATTTGTTGTTAAAGGTGAAGATGGGGATGTGATGATTGAGAACGGTGTGTTGACGCTTGGATCAGACAAAAATTTATATAATCTCGGATATGACACATTCATGGATCTTGAAAGAGAAGTACCATACTGGAAATCAAGCTCATATACTGATTGCTCTGTTCAAGCTGGAGACGCAAATTATGCTTATTATGGAGTCAATTCTCTTAAGTACTCTTCTACTGGCTCTTTAAATACTTTTGTTTATGTCGGAAGTAAAACTAGAAAATATGGACGGATTCCAATACAGGCTGGAAAAATGTATTGTCTTTCCTGTTATGCAAAAGCCATAGATTCTACAATCTCATGTAGTTTAACAGCAGCAGAGTATAATTCTAATACAAGTACTACAGAAATTGAAACAGCCCATACTGTAACAAAATCTGTTTCTACAGATTGGACAAGAATTGAAGTTACATTCTTAGCGGCAAAACCTTATGTCGGAGTAAAACTTGGTGTAAACGTATTAAAAGGAACCGTATATTTTGATGCTTTTATGATTGAGCAAGTTCAGTCATTAGATGCAGAAGCGAGTTATTTTAGACCGTCTGGAACAGCCACATATATAGATGGCAGCAAAATAATTACCCCAAACTTGTCTACCATGTCGGCGAACCTTGGAATGGTGACTGCAGGTGTGATTAAATCAAATGATTATTCTTATACATCTGGTAATTTTTCGGATAATGGATTGATACTTGATTTGAATAAATCTTACTTCCGCTCTCCTGGATTTTATCTTTCAAAAGATGGTGCTTATTTTAAAGGCGAATTACAAGCTACGAGTGGAACTCTAACTAACCTCGTAGTTGACGAGACAGTATATATTAGAAATAAATTGAAAATGTTCTGTTCAAATGAATTAACAACCAGAGCTACGGCAAATACTGTTGAAGTTCTGTCTCTTATGTACGACGATGCAAACCAAGCACGATTAACTGTCGGGAACGGTTGCAGCAGCGGCGTTTTTATTCTAGACTTATATGCAAATGTTTTACATGTTCAGAAAAAAGGAGACGGAACGGTTTCTGATGGATTGCTTGATGTTTCTAATGGTACTACTTCTGGGTTCGATGGATTGGAATGCGAGAAAGCAAGCTATAATTTTATAGTATTCAAAGCGGATTTATTTAAGTTCAAAAATGGAATAAAAATGTGCTATATTAACTCTACTACTGGTGGACTTAGTGCTGGAACGGATTTTAAAAGCACGAATCAAATTCCAAATGAATATAAACCAACTAGAGATTTTAGGAGTACTTTTATAACGAAACAAGGAAAAAAATGTATTATTGCTGTAACGACTGCGAGTAATTTATGGGTTTCAGCTATAGACAGCATCGCTAATACAGATCATTTTGATATAGCTTTTGTTTATATGTGATGGGAGGAAAAGGATTTTGAAAAAAACTTATACAAATTTTGATATAAAACAGACTTATAGAACTCTGATTAGTCAGGGTTCTTTTTTAAATAATCAGGAAGTTAAATCTGTTTGGGGAGTATATCTTTCCGTGAGACGAAACTTAGAAGAACTTAAACAGATTGTTTCTGTTATTGAAGAGTCTGAAAATAAAATCAAACTAACTTATGCAACGGATGAAAAGTCAGAGGTTGATGGAGATGTACGAAAAGTCAGAAAGGAATATGAATCTGCATATTTAAATGAAATGACTGAGATTGGTTTGCAGACGACCGAAGTTGAACTTAGACCGATCAAAGAATTTGATTTGGAAAAGTTTTTCTCTCTTAATGAAGGACTGATTACATCCGTTGAAACGAATATTTTATTCGAGATGATGGAGGAATAGCCATTGTGAATATCATAAAGCTCATACAAGAAAATTGGGACACCGTACAGGACTCTTTCGGTCAGATTCTTGCTTTACTGGCTATATGTGGAATTAGCATTGACCTGATGCCTTGGATACATATTAATCCGGTAAGGACGATATTTAAATATATCGGGAATGTCACCGGAAAATATATTGCCGGTATCGTAAATCGGAGTCTTGATGGTGTTCGTGTAGAATTAGACAAGCAAAACAACCAAATAAGAAATATTGCTCATGGCCTCCTAGATATGTCCGATAGATTCGATAAAAAAGAACTGGAAGATATACGCTGGGAGATTTTAGATTTTGGCAATAAAATACGACGTAGGGAAAATTATTCTAAGGAAGCTTGGGATCATATCATTTCTCAGCATGACTATTATGAAAAAGTCATCGAAGAAAAAGGTCTGGAGAATGGCAAAATGGATATGACCTACGAATACATCATGAAAAGATATCGTGAACATATGGAAAATAATGATTTTGTGTAAAGGAGACTGAATTATGGATACAAAATTAATCATTGAAATTATTAAAATCGTTGCGTATGTAGTACTTGGGGGACTGTCCATTTGGTATTCTGCCAATGCGAAGCTGAAAGGACGAGTTGGTTCCATCATCGAAGAGGCTGAAGAAATGTACAAAGACACAACGAAAGCTGGCGGTCTGAAACATGAATATGTTGTAACGCAGCTCTATAATCTTCTTCCGGTTCCAATGAGAATCTTTTTCACAAAAGATATGATGGAACAGATTGTAGATAACGCATTTGAAGCAATCGAATCTTATGCAAAGAAACAGTTAGATAAAATTGGCGGTTGAGCTTCTGCTCTTCCGCTACTTATGTGAGAAAGGATGGGCACATTGGAATTATCAAATCTTATACAGTTAGAAATAAATGAGAATTTAAGAAACATTTCCATCCCTAAAAAAGGTGTTGTGTTTGGAGTTGATGGCGATATCGAAGTCAATCGGGTCGCTTTTGTTTTTCCTAGATACTACAGTAATTTTGATATGACTGAATTTTCAGCCAGAGTTAATTATGTGAATGCAAACGGTGAAGCAAATTATTACGAAGCTGATGATATGTCTTCTGACGATGGAGATACAGCTACATTTTCTTGGTTGATGACTTCCGATGTGACATCTTATATTGGCGAAGTTAGATTCTCCGTGCTTTTATATAAGCGGTTAGATGAGAGATACGTTAAGAAGTTCGGCACAAGACCTGCTACTGGACGAGTGCTTGAAGGACTAGATGTTGAATCTTATGTTACCCCGGAACAACAACTGACTCTTATTGAGAAGATGGAGAAAAAATTTGATGCTTATGTGGAAGCAAAAATACTCGGTGTTAATCATGACATCGAAGATGCCAAAAACGGAGCATTAGATGTCATCGAGGAAGCAAAAAATGACGTTGACTCATTCATCGCTTCCAGTAAATCGGAGATTGATTCTCTGCTCTCTTCTAGTCTGGATGACATTAAAAATCTTACAGATACCAGTAAGTTAAATATATCTACATTAACAGATGAGAAACTTGCTTCTCTTGATGAGGAGACTGTAAGACAACTGAAAAATATTGAATTGGCTGGCGTAGAAGAAACGGAGAAAATTAGAACTGCCTTCTCTTCTGCTGTTTCAGATATTCAAGCTGAAGGACGAAAACAAGCCGATGCAGTTGATTCCCATGGAGACAGCAAAATTAAAGAAATCAATGATTCGACCGCCACTTCTCTTGCAAACATCAATTCTATTAGTGAAAAACAAGTTGAGGCTATTCAATTAGAAGGTACGAAACAAACATCTTCTGTGAGTTCAGAAGGAAATAAACAAGTAAGTACAGTCACGTCAGCTGGTACAACTGAAGTAACAAAAGTAAAAAGTGCTTCATCTACAGCCCTCTCCAATATTGATTCTGCAAAGGAATACAGCATTTCCGAGATTACTGCAAAAGGAACGGAACAAGTTAAAATCATCAAGGATACTTCCACTAGCGAAATAAGCAAAGTTCAAGCAGCTGGTACATCTCAAGTAAAATCTGTTTCAGATGAAGGTAAAATTCAAATTGATGGGGTAAAATCCGAGGGAGAAAAACAAGTTCAATCAGTTTCCGCAAAAGGAACTCAGTCATTACAGGATATTGACACCGCAAAAACAGCCGCCGTCAAATCTGTAAATGATCAAACAAAACATATTATTGATAAGGTCGAACAGCTAAAACAAAATGTAAACGATAAATCTGACTCCGTGGATGAAACTTACGAGCAGATGAAAAAATTACATTGCATTGAGATATCCGAGGAGGCACCAACTAACGAGCGTGCTGGGTTGTGGGTTAATCCTGAAAGTAATGAAGAAATTAATATTCCTGAAATTAAGGATGAAGAAGTAAGTGGTATTGATACCTGGAGCAGTCAGAAAATCAATCATGAAATTGATTCGCTAAAGGAAGATATAGGTTATGTTGATACCTCACTTTTCATGAAAGAAATCATAGAAATCGACTATGATTCAAAATACGATGGATTCGCACAAGCTGATGGGCTTCATACTCATACGACAAGAAAAGGTTATAGATATAATATAAGTGGAAAACAAATTATACAAGTAAGAGGATGTGCAGGTGGTGTTATTCCGCTTTGCGTATGCTTTAACTCTCAAGATACGGTCGTGCAGAAATTTGATGCTGAAAAGGTTTTTGACAATACTGTATGGCAAACAATTACTACGCCTGAGAGTACAGCATATATCTATGTCAATGATAATGACAATCTTGGAATTGTTGGATGCAAAGCTGAAAAAATCAATAAAAGTTACAACGCGAGAAATCATATCGAGAAAGCGGAATCTGACATTTCCGACATTAAGGAAGATATGATTGATAAATATTCGGTCGTTACATCTGAATGTAGCGACTGGATATATAATACTCACTATGATGCTTCAAAAACGAATGGGGAAACCCCAGCCGAAAGAACAGATGGAAGTTATTCGACCAGAAAGATAGCTGTGAGCAAGGGCGAAAAATACAAACTAACAACGGTCGTTGGATATGCAAAAGCATATATCATGGCAGACGCCAATTACGATTATCTTGGAAATGCATACATGTATCCACAATCTTCTCATGCATGGAAACAGGAAGTTGTAAATATTACGATTCCAGATAATTGCAAATATTTGCTTTTTACTGCAGCTTCTGAATATGTTGGGATTTTTAAGTTAGAAAGGCTTTCGGGTCTGACATTTGAAGCCAAAGAGGACTATGATGTATATTTTGATTTGGAAAACTGGAAGGAAAGAGTATCAGAAGAACAAGCAAAAAACGACTTTGCGTGGAATGCGTATGATAAGGGATACGTTACGTTTGTAATGGACGATACACGAGATCAAACGGGACAATTTGCGGATTTATTCATTTCAAAAAACACGCCACTTTGTATTGGTGCTATCCCATCTTTTCTCGGAAATCTTGTTCAAAATAGTGTCCATGGAACCACAATAAAAGAAGTCCTAAATGCGGTTGTGAAAAACGGTGGAGAGATTCTGGCTCATGGCGGTGGAACTTTTAGTACGGCATTGACCGCAGATAGTACAGATGAAGACTATTATCATGCCATAGTTGATTCAAAAAAAGTGCTAACTAAAGCAGGTTATGAAATCAATGGTATTATTACAATCGGTGGAGGTGCTACTGCTCCAGATTATGAGAAATGCGTCAAGATAATGCGTCCTTATTATCGGTACAGTGATTATTATGGGCATAAGACTGGTGTCATTCAATACGACCATGAAAGATTAGGTTGCTACGGATTAACTCTTGAAAATCTAAAAGCAAAAGTCGATGAATGTGTGGCAAAAAAATCATGGCTTGTATTGTTCTGGCATAGCACAAATGAAATAACGTTAGACAATATGTCAGCCTTAATTGATTATATAAATACAGTTAATGCCGAAATCATCACCTACAAAGATTTACATGATAGATTTGGATCATCTAAGCTCGAACAAAGAATAAAAGCACTTGAATCAGTTAATTAACTAAAGAGGGGGCTTTAATTAATCATTCACGGCTATATATTGTATATCTTATCTTTGAATATACGGTATATAGCTATTTTAAGGAGGAATCAAATGAAGACATTAAATATAGGTTCCGGAAAATACAAAGACAACAACGGAGAATGGTCTACTCTTCCATGCTTAAAAGGAAACAAAGGAGAAACTGGAGAATCCGCATACCAGTTAGCAGTCAGACTTGGGACTTTTACTGGAACTGAAGAAGAATATAACAAACAATTTTCTGAAATTGTGAGAAAAACAAATGCGGCTGAAAAATCAATAAAAGAAGCAGAAAATAAAATTCAGGAAAACATCAAAAATATTGGCTCATTAAGTAAAGATTTGAAAACAAAGATTAACATCCCACTAGAAAACCCCGAGATTGGTAAAGTCCTCAAAGTCAAATCGGTCAATGAAGATGGCACATTCGTCTGCGAGTGGGCTGACAGTGCAAGTGACTTGGATGTGCAAATTGACGGTAAGAGTATTGTACAGAATGGGGTTGCGGAGATACCAGTAGTGAAGGACTATAATACGAAGGGATTAGTAAAGCTTGGTGGAATCTATAATGGACTTACTGCTGATGATAATGGAGTATTGAGAGTTAACACATATAGCCAATCGCTTATTAACGGTCGAAGCCCAAATGTTCCAATATGTGCAAAATATTTGGACGATTCCGTCAAAGCCGCCATGTGCGACGGCAAAGGTGCTGCATGGACAACAGATGAACAGGTGGCGGCTAGGGAGAGGATGGGGCTGAATGCTACCTTAATCAGCAGAATTGTTATAGAAGAGGAAGTTTCTGTAATTAAATTATTTAACGATCAAGAACATCCATTGCGAGAATACTTTATATACATGGTGTCGCCAATTGCAACTGCTGTGAGTGCATATATACAAAGGGTGTTGGTAAATGCAGACAAAAATAATAAAATTTTTGGAAAAACTATAATTATGTATAATATTGCCGCGACTGATACAGCAACTACAGCTTATGCACGGGGATGCCTTGAAAATAATCATGAAATCGTTAATTTTATTGTAACAAAATACAATACTGGAAACGCCCAGTTAAGCGTTAACTCAGAAGGACAATATAAAGAAAACTTAGAAAAAGCTATTGGATTTTCAGAACTTAATATAGCAGCCACTAATGATACTAAGATACCAATCGGAACGACTATAGAATTGTATGGAATGAGGTGGTAACGATGAGAATAGCAGAATGCAAACAAACAGGAACCCGTACAGAATCCTACACAGTAACCATTCCGCCAGAATACGATGATGAGGGCAATCTTATTTCTGAAGAGCATGAGGAAACCCGCACCCGTGAAGTACCAGTGATGGGAATGGTCTACAGGGATATGACAAATGATGAGTTAAATGAACTTGAAAAAGAAAAAGCGGAACTTCCACAAGAAGAAGCCACTCAACAAGACCGCATTGAAGCACAGGTTATGTATACGGCACTTATGACTGACACATTATTGGAAGGTGAAAGTAATGTTTGAAAAAATTAAACGATTTTATGATTTAAAATTATATACCAAAAAACAAATCAAACAATTTTATGATAAAGGCGTAATTACATTAGATCAATATGAATTAATTATTCGCGAAAAATATTGATCATCATACAATTTTTATTAAGTTATATATCTGATAAGGGGAACTAAATATGGTTCCCTTTTTATAATACGGACAGAGGGTAATTAATTATGAATAATAACATTATCAAACTGGAAATTGACGAATATTTAAGGGATATTTTACTGCCGCCAGAGGGATTATTTTTAGGTGTGCATGGAGACATCGAGGTAAATAAGATTTTATTTTTATTTCCCAAATATTACAATTCTATTGATATGACCGAGTTTACTCCTATCGTAAATTATGTAAATGCTAATGGTGATGCAAATTATTATGAGTGCAAAGAAGTAAAATCGAGCAACGGAATAGCATTTTTTGAATGGAATATCACATCGGACGTAACTTCGTATATCGGGAATGTAGTATTTTCAGTAAGACTGATTAAATATGATGATGTAAAAATAATAAAGGAATTTAATACAAAACCATCTACAGGGACGGTATTGGAAGGTCTTAATGTAGATGACCATATTACGCCAGAAATTCAAGAAACACTATTAGAAAAATTAGAAAAGAAACTAGATTTACACATAAAAGAAAAACTTTCAGATTTTGATGACCATATGACAAATGCTAAATCTGAGGTAATCAAAGCAAGAGATGACACTATTCATGCCGCAGAGGAAATAAAAAATACCAAAATCCCGACCAAAACGAGTGAGCTGGAGAACGACAACCATTTCCTGACAGCAGATACAGAAATCAGCTGGGGAAGAAAAGCGGATACGACAATAGGAAAACGAAGTGTGGCACTTGGCGAGAATGTTGAAGCAAGTGGAGTTAATTCCCATGCAGAAGGAAGTAATACAAAGGCATCAGGGAGCTGTTCTCATGCAGAAGGACGCATTACGACAGCAAGTGGATACGCATCTCATGCAGAGGGAATGGTATCAACAGCAAGTGGACAATATTGTCATGCAGAAGGATACGGAACAACATCAAAGGGAGATGCCACTCATGCAGAAGGAAGAGGAACGACAGCAAGTGGATTTTCTACCCATGCAGAAGGAAGTAATACAATAGCAAGTGGAATGCATGCTCATGCAGAAGGAAACAATACAAAGGCAGGGGGAGTCTATTCTCATGCAGAAGGGAGTAATACAGAAGCAAAAGGAAATACTCAGCATGTGCAAGGAAAGTACAACGTTATAGATGAAAGCAATAAGTATGCCCATATCGTAGGCGGTGGAACAAGTAATGATAAAAGAAAAAACATCCACACACTTGACTGGGAAGGAAATGCAGAATATGCAGGTGATGTTGCGGCAACTGTCAATGGGAAAAAGGTGTCTATGTCTACATTAGCGGATATTTTCTTGCAGCCAGGAGCAGCTGCACATAATGCAATCTGCAGAGGGAAAAAACTGGGCAACGCACTGACAAGTGAGATGCTTGCGAGCATTAGAGACGGAAGTTTCAATGATTTATATGTGTGCGATTACATTGAAACAGAAGATAATATTTATCGTTTCATGGATTTTGATTACTTTTTGGGGTGTTGTTCAGATGCATCTGGTGGGAGAATCGAAAAACACCATGCCATCCTGGTTCCGGACAAGGTAATGAGCAGTAGTGCCATTGATAATTATCCGGAGGTAACCCAGCCGAAAGAAACGCATATGTATGTGAATAAACTGCCGGAGATCACTCAGACACTTAAGGGCATATTTGGAAACGATAACGTTGCCATAATGAATAGAGTCATCACAAAAACAGTTAATGGCGAATCGACAGGCTGGGACTGGGTGAACGTTGGAGCAGACTTGCTCACAGAAGTAATGGTAATGGGGCATAGTTCATGGGGGCAATGGGTAGGATTCCAGACAGGAATAATAAAAGGACAGCTTGCTGGATTTCGTTACAGTCACCCCTTGATGTGTTCAAACGAAGATTATTGGCTACGAGACAAGCGGTCAGCTACAAATTATGCACTGATTAGCTTCGATGGCTATTCAAGCAGTGACACTGGAAGTCTGCAGCACGGAGTCAGACCATTTTTTGTTATATGGTAGGAAACGAGTGATTATTCATCTCTTAACATTAATACATTTTTAGGAGGATTTATTATGGGATTAACAATAAAAGAAAATATCTTAACAAATAATGATTGTTATAAATCTGGAAGAACTATCACGCCTATTGGTATGCAACTTCACACAATCGGAACTGGACAGAACACAGCTTCCTCTCTTGCTTCTTACTGGAATCAGCCCGGAGTATCTTGCTGTGTTCATTATTGTATTGATGCAGAACAGGAAAATCTTGTATACCATCTGTTACCAGACAATTATCGTAGTTGGGCTGATGGTGGGTTCGGTAATGGCAATCTGATCACAGTAGAATTAATGGAATCCGATTATATGAAATATACTGGTGGAGCAAGTTATACAATCACCGATACAGCCAAATTTAAAGCTGATATTACAAGGGCGTATAAGACTGCTGTTCAGTTCTTTGCACAGAAATGTAAACAGTATGGTTGGAATCCTACTGCAAAACTTGCTAATGGATTATATGTCATTTCTTCTCATGACGAAGGACGTAGACTTGGCGTATCTACATCTCATGTAGACCCAACACATATATGGGGTAAACTTGGATTTACTATGGATCAGTTCCGTGCTGATGTAAAAGCTGCTATGAATGGGAAAACGTCTACAGTTAAACCGGCATCTCCTTATGTTACTTGGACTTGCAAAACAAAAACCGCTGATGCTGTTTTGAGAAAAGGAGCCGGAAAGACAAAAGCAGCCATTAAGACACTCAAAAAAGGTGTTGTAATGACTGTTATCGGAGAAAAGAAATCAACTACTGGCAATCTCTGGTATAAAGTTAAGTGCGGAGGTGTTACTGGATATGTATATCACAGCAAAATAGCTCCTGTTGATCGCTCTGTCAGGGTGACATCCAATGATCTTATCATACGTTCAGGAGCCGGTACAAGCTATCCTAAGCGTGGTTACACTGGTAAGGGTATATTTACTATAGTTAGGGAGAAAAAAGGCTCTGACGGGCATACATGGGGCTTGTTGAAAGCTTTTGAAAAAAGCAAGGATGGCTGGATTGCCTTAGATTTGAGTTGTGTAACAAGAATTGATTAAGTATTGATAAATACATAAATTTGTAAACTGTAAACCTGTCTTTTATTTATCAAATGGAATAAAAATTTTCTTTTTTGAATATTATGAGAAAAGTATATTTACAAATCCGGCTGGAGGGATTATAATGTTAAGACAAACATTAAAAGGAGTGTGGCAGACAATCATTATGATCAAAAAATTATTAACCTTAACTGTAGCCTTTGATAATATTTTGGGGTTGCAGAAATATAAAAAGGAAACCAAAGTACCTAAAGAGAAAATCTGTGTTTTAGGTATCAGTAAATTATAATTACATGTTTACGAAGATATCCGAGAAGTTTAAAACAGATTTAATAAAATTACATGAATGGATACAAAAACGATGGTTGGTTGTATCCATTTTTATGTCCACTTCTACCATCTGGTTTTCTTTAATATTGAACTTTTTTGGAGAATACTTTCATTTCATAGCAAAAGACGGAGAAAACGGAAGACATTTTACTGTATTAGGAATGATACTTACATTCGCAGTAGTTTGCTTTTCTTCTCTCTTGGTAATGGCTCAGAGATATTATGAGTATTATAAATTGAATAATGATAAAGATAAAAGAAAATTGTTTGTTTTAGAACAAGTAAATGCTGAAACAAATAAAATATGTGACAACAAATTTATCACATTGAAGAAACTTATTTTAAAAATAAAAAATGGAGAAAATGTTACCTTTCCTAAAATAGTAAGTAGACCATGTGATCAGTTGAAGCATATATTAGAAAAGATAAATACTTGCTTATGTAAACTTTTGTCTCAAAAAGAATACACTATTAAACCAGATGATTTATATGTGAGTTTATATTACAATTTTCCTTTAGAAAATAATGAATGGAAACAAGCTGATAATCTGTCTCCTGAAAAAGGGCTGAGCATTAATGAGTTATTAAATGACTATCACTCAACTTTTTCTAAAGTGTTAAAATCCAGGGAGCCGTTTCTGTTATACAACAGTAAAGAAAAGGCTTTAAAAAATGACTCTTATATAAGAGACGAAGAAGATC